GCCGACAAGGGAGACGATCTCGTCGCAGCTGCCAACGCGATCACTGCGGGCGTGGCCATGTGTTCGGCTTGCGAGGCTCCAGCGGACGATCCGAAGGTGCAAAGCTGCACGGCTCCGGAATGTCCTCATATTGGCCGGGAGGCAGCATGAAGTCTTCGTTTTCCGAAGCCGCCGCACGGGCGGCCGGGTCGCCGGCGCGGCGGGGGGCCGTATCATCGACATTCCGCCGCGCCAATCGATTTATATCCGACGTGATAAGTCCTCGATTGCTTGCGCGCCGTCGAATCCGGCAAAGGCTGGCGGAGATCGCGGAATATCGTGTCGATCCGCTCGTTGGTAAGCGCTTTCAGCCGCGCCCTTATCGCGCCTCGACTGGTCATCATCATAGGCAGATGGTTCATCATGTTCATCATGGTGTGTCCTGTAGTTCTGATCGTGTGGCGAGAGAGAGTGCATCAACTTTCTCATGCGGAATGAATACATGGAGTTCGTTTCGCTGTCGCTGGGGGCAAGTGGTTAAACTGATTGGTAAATTGAGTCAGATTGGCACGCTGCGGCGCAATAATGCCGCCGCTCGGCCATGCTGAAGAGTTTCGCGGGGGCATCATCCGCCTGACCGGCGGCCGGATCAACGCATCACATTGAGAGAATTCAGCGGCCCTTTGCCGCTTGGAATTTTGCGCCCGGCGCACGGGGCGGTCGCGTGCGCGTGGAGGGAGTGAAGGATGATGACAGACAAGAACGAATCCGGCCCGATCATCGACCAGCCGTCGCGGGCAGCTGATGGCGGATATGTTCCCGGCGCCTGCAATACGTTGGCAGAATTCGTGCGCACTCTTGAGGACGGGCAGTTCGACGCTGACTGCTACGCCGCCATCCGTGACCTTGCGGCCAAGATGAACGAGCACGCTTGGCACAATGGCGGGAAGTCAAAGGGCAAGGTCACGATCACGTTGGATTTTGGGCAGGAGGGGCAGGTCTGCTCCATCAAGTCCGCATTCAAGATCACTGAGCCTGTTGATACCAGGCCGAAGTCCATCCTCTGGCAGACGGAGGATCACCGCTTCACCCGAGCCCAACCGGGCCAGCAGCAGCTCTTCGGTATCCGCGATGTCAGCGGCAGCGATCGCGGCTTCCGCGACGCCTGACCTCACCGATCAACCACAGGAGACAAGCAATGGATGACGTTAACAAGGGGCCGATCGGCGAGGCCCGGGACTTCATCGAGACGTATTTCAAGCATGAATTGATCGAGGTGACTGAGCCTGGCACCGGAACGGCCGCGCTGTTCGAAGTCACTCCAAAAGAGGGCTACCGGGTTATCTCGGCGAATAGTTTCGATACTTATCGCGAGCGACCTATCCGGCGTAAGGGCACGGCACACCTTCTCTCGCTCGACAGTCTGATCGACCACAGCAATCGTTTCAGCGACAGCGACAGCGTTATTTTCGCGGATGATGACCGCAAGGCACCATCGATCACCACGGTGCTGGATTATCACCGCGCCCAGGCAGACGGCGATCCGCGCTTTGGCGTTCACCGCAACCATTTCGCATTCCCGCTTTCGGACGAATGGCAGGCGTGGACGAAGTCCAACAGCGTCGTGATGAAGATGGCGCAATTCGCCGAGTTCCTCGAAGACAGGATCATCGACGTGCTGCATCTCATCCCAGGCGAGGATGACCTTTCGGAGGAGCTGAAGAAATTCATTTCAGCGGGTGGCGGGGAGGCGATCATAGCGACCCCGCAAAAGTTGTTCGAACTGGCGCGCGGCCTCAAGGTCAACGAGGAAGCGGTAGTCCAGGAGGCTGTGACGCTCGCGAGCGGCGAGGGCCAGGTCCGCTTCGAGGTTTCGCACCGAGATGGCGCTGGTGCACCGTTGAGGGTGCCAAGCCTGTTCCTGATTGCCATCCCAGTATTTCGGAACGACATGCTTTACCGGCTTGCGGCACGCCTCAGATATCGCAAGACGGCCGAGGGCATCGTTTTCTGGTACGATCTATGGCGGGCCGACCGCACATTTGATCACGCCTTCAAGGAAGCGTGCGAGCGGGTCCGGGTCGAGACTGAGCTGCCGCTCTTCTACGGTAAACCAGAAGCCTGAGGCGAAGGCCATGGCGACGCCTTCGCTCGGGCTGTTCCGGGTATCGGAGCATCAGCAGCAGCCGCGCGATAAGCGCGGCCGGTTCAAGCATGTCGAATATAGCAGCACACGGCAGGCCATACTTCGGAAAGCGATCGAGATCCGCGAGGGATTGGGGCTTCCGCATGATGGCCGGCTGGTGCCGTTCAACATGTCGCCGGAAACACGGGATCCGATCGCATGAGGGCCGCGCTCGCCAAGCTGCTCATGCCGGAGCCGAAGAAGAAGCGGCAGATCCAGGAGCGTCCGGCGCCGATGCCGATCGACGACGTCAAGGACCTGCCAGCCGGCAAGCGCGTCATTCTGCATTTCCCGCCCGTGCTGTGCAATCCGAACACGCATGTGCATGAGCGGCTGAAGGCGCGGTCCCGCAAGCAATATCGGATCGCCTGCGCCTATGATGCGCATGCGGCCGGCTTCAATTTCCGGCTGCCCGTGATCCGCGCCGCGACCGGCAAAGTCCATATGGAGGTGGCATTCTTCCGCCCGCCCGGCGTGGCGCTCGATCGCGACAATGTTATCGCCAGCTTCAAGGCCGGACAGGACGGGATCGCCGACGCGCTCCATATCGACGATAGCCGGTTCGTCATCGACTATCAGTTCCGGCGCGAAGCCCGCTCGTGCGTCGTCGTCACGCTCCTCGAGAATAGCGAGGTGGGCGGATGACGAAGCCTCTGACGCGTCCTCTCGACCGCCAGCGCTGGAGCCCTGAAGAGGACGCGCTGCTCGCCCGGTTGCGAGCCGAGAACGTCTCCTACGCCGAGATCAGCAAAAAGCACCTGCCACACCGGAGCGTCCGATCGATCGAGCTCCGCGCCCTGACCGGCGTTCACGACAGCTTCGATTCGGAACGGGTCAATCGCGCTAAACTGATCGAAGCGAACCGGCAGTTCGTGAAAGCCATCAACAAGCTTCGGGAGAAGGTCGCCCGGCGTCAAGCGACGGGGGCGCGGGCATGAAGCACGCTGCTCCGTCGCTGGGTTGCCGCTGTCGCCACTGCAAGTCGGCGCGTCTTTGCCTATGGGACCGGCTGTCCGATCAAAAGCGTAAGTTGCTGAAGGCACTTAGCTTCGCGGTGCCGAGACATCAGTCCGATCTCCCCGGTCGAACGTCGACCCGGCAGGCTCTTCGTACACAAGGTCTCGTCCGGCTTCATTACCTCATCTCCGAAGATGATCCGCGAAGGGCGGGCATGCCCTATTTCACGCTCAGCCAAGCCGGTGATGAGCTTGTGCGCGCCGGCACGGCCGACGACGCAAGAATGCAGCTTGCGGTGGTGAACGGGTTGAAATCGTCCGGCGCCATTCCTGCCGATTATCAGCCGAGGATGGCGCGATGAACGCGCTCACGCTCGAACAGATCGGGTTCGCACAGCCCGACTACATGGACTTCCTCAAGGCCAAGATCGCAGCCGCGCCGACCTTCGGGTTCGAAGTCGATCGATCGATCCTGTCGGCATGCCTGAAGCCGCACCAAGGTGATATCTCGGCATGGGCGGTGAAGGGCGGCCGGCGCGCGGTGTTCGCCAATTTCGGGCTCGGCAAGACGCTGATCCAGCTCGAAATCATGCGCCTGGTGCTGCAGCATGCTGGCGGCTTCGGCCTAATCGTCGCGCCGCTCAACGTGATCCTTGAAGGCACGTTCGCTGCGGACGGCGCCAAGATCGGCGTGGAGCCTGTCTTCATCAAATCGACTGCAGAGTTTTTCGAGAAAGGTGGCGCGGCAACTGGCAGCCAAGGCGCGGGTTCGTCCCCCCTGTCCACCAGCCGGCCGGAGCAAGCGGACGCTGACGCCGCACCAAACGCTCCGGCCGGCACCCCAAGATTGTTCATCACCAACTATGAGAGCGTCCGCGACGGGAAGATCGACCTGTCGCTCTTCTCAGCCGCATCGCTCGATGAAGCCGATTGCCTGCGTGGCTTCGGTGGCACCAAGACCTTCCGCGAATTCATGCGGCTGTTCGATGGCATGCCGTACAAGTTCGTGGCTACGGCCACTCCGGCGCCTAACGAATATATCGAGCTACTCGCATACGCCGCGTTCCTCGAGGTGATGGACGTCGGGCAGGCGAAGACGCGCTTCTTCCGGCGCAACAGCGAGAAGGCCGATCAGCTCACACTTCATCCGCATAAGGAAGCCGAGTTCTGGCATTGGGTGAACAGCTGGGCGGCGTTCGTGCAGAAGCCGTCCGATCTCGGCCACAGCGACGAAGGCTATGATCTGCCGCCAATCGAGGTGCGCTGGCACGAGGTGCCGACGAACCATGGCGCGGCCGGTACCGACAAGGCAGGGCAGGGGCTGCTGCTGAAGGCCGAGGCGATCGGCGTGATCGAGGCCTCGCGCGAGAAGCGCGACAGCCTCGACGCTCGCATTGCGAAGATGCTGGAGCTGCGCGCCGATGATCCGGCTGCGCACCGGCTGCTGTGGCATGATCTCGAAGCCGAGCGGCTGGCGATCGAGGCTGCCATTCCTGGGGTCACCAGCGTGTGGGGATCGCAGGATCTCGAAGACCGTGCCGTCGCCTTCAAGGGCTTCTCCGACGGCAGCATAGCCGAATTAGCCACCAAGCCTGTCATCGCGGGCGCCGGGTGCAATTTCCAGAAGCATTGCTCGTGGGCGATCTTCCTCGGCATCGGCTTCAAGTTCCGCGACTTCATCCAGGCGATCCACCGGATACAGAGATTCCTGCAGCCGAACGTCGTCCGGATCGACCTGATCTACACCGAAGCGGAGCGGGCCGTCCGGCGCGAGCTTGAGCGCAAATGGCGCGATCACGACGCGATGACCGCCCGCATGAGCGAGATCATCCGCACCTATGGGCTTGGGCTGTCCGGTGCGGCCGGAACGCTCGAGCGGACCATCACGGATGGCTCTGCGCCGCGCGTGGAAACGGGAAACGGCTGGCGCGTGGTCAATGACGATACGGTGCTCGAAACGAAGCGCATGGCAAGCGACAGCGTGGGACTGATCGTCACCTCGATCCCGTTCTCGACGCAGTATGAATATACGCCGAGCTACAATGATTTCGGCCATACGGACGACAACGCCCATTTCTTCGCACAGCTCGATTATCTGACGCCGGAGCTGCTGCGCGTGCTGAAGCCCGGCCGGACCGCGGCGATCCATGTGAAGGATCGCATCCGACCTGGCGGGATGGACGGGCTCGGCTTCCAGACCGTCGATCCATTCCACGCGCAGTGCATCGACCATTACCGGGCCCACGGCTTCGCCTATCTCGGGATGATCACGGTCGCAACCGATGTCGTCCGCGAGAACAATCAGACCTATCGGCTCGGCTGGACCGAGCAATGCAAGGATGGCTCGCGCCAGGGCGTCGGCATGCCGGAATATGTGCTGCTGTTTCGCAAGCCACAGACCGATCGCTCACGCGGCTACGCCGATGATCCGGTCATCAAGAGCAAGCCCGATCTCGCCTGGGAAGTGACCGACGATCCCGATGGCGGCCAATGGGCAGACGGCCCCTGGGATGAGGATATCGCGGATCTGCGCTCGGCCAGCATCGTGCCTGGTACCGGCTATTCGCGCGCCCGGTGGCAGATCGATGCGGCCGGCTTCTGGCGCTCGAGCGGAGATCGGACGCTCTCGATCGAGGATTTCGCGGGGCTTCCGCATGACGCGATCTACCGGCTGTTCCGCGGGCACAATTGGGCGACGGTCTACGACTATGAGGCGCACGTCCGCATCTCGGAAGAGATGGAGGCGAAGCACGCGCTGCCAACCGATTTCGCCTTGTTGCCGGCAACAAGTTGGCACCCGGATATATGGACCGATGTCGCCCGGATGCGGACCCTCAACGGCGAGCAGGCTGCGAAGGGGCGCGAGATGCATTTGTGCCCCTTGCAGTTCGATATCGTCGACCGGCTGATCGTCCAGCGCTCCATGCCCGGCGAGCTGGTCTACGACCCGTTCGGCGGCCTGATGACCGTCCCGCTGCGCGCCGTGAAGCTCGGCCGCACCGGCGCGGCCGCCGAACTCAACCCCGGCTATTTCGACGATGGCGTCCGGCACCTGCGCGCGCACGACGCGGCGCAGGCGACGCCAAGCCTTTTCGATCTTCTCGACATGGAGGAAGCGGCGTGAACGCTCTTGCACGGGTTAAGGATGAAGTTGCCGGCCACATGGATCAGATCCTCGCGCTCTGGAAGCCGGGCCGGAAGATAACCGTGATCGTCCGGTCGCCCGGCGTGCCAGATCAAGACTTCATGATGACCAATGACGAAATGCCGGAAGTGCGCGAACTTATCAGGCGTCGCGAGCTCGGCGAAGTGGATCTCGACTGCCATAAACTAGATAACCCGCGCCAGGTCTTCTTCTACGAGCAAGACTTCTATGTGCTGTCGAACTTCTCAGCATTCTCATTGGTTTGGGGCGGATATCGCTTCGATACTTCCGAGCATGCATATCATTGGGAGAAGTTCAGGCTCGACGACACGATAGGCGGACAAGAACGCGATATTCAGCGCCGCATTCGCATAGCTCCGTCGGCGCATGACGCGTTCAAGTTCGCTGAGCTCAATCGCGAATTTCGTCGCCCGGATTGGGATCAGATCAAGGTCGACGTGATGCGCCACATTCTGTGGAGCAAGGTCGAACAGCATGAATATGTCCGTCGCAAGCTGCTGGCCACCGGCGACCGCCAACTTATCGAGGATAGCTGGCGCGACGATTTCTGGGGTTGGGGTCAGAACCGCGACGGTCAGAACATGCTCGGCAAGCTCTGGATGGAGATCCGCGAGGAGCTTCGCGGCAACGGGGCTGCGGCGTGATCGCGAAACGCTACCGCTTCGAGGCCATTGACGAGCGCGCGATCCGGCTGCGGCTGGTCTCGGGCGATCTGTTCAACACCTACAAGCAGGCTGGCGATGGCGGTTGGCTGGTCGCCCTCGGCCCGATCTCGGATTGCGCCCGCATCGCCGACGCGCCGGATGAGGCATCGGCCGATCAACTCGTGGATTTGCTGCGCCTGTGCTCGAAACAACCCCGTGTTCTCCGTCCACCTGAGGACGATCAGGAACCTCGGGGATGAGCCGCCCCGCCACCACGCGACTGAAGATCAACGCGCCGACCGGCACGCCGCCGACGCTGGAGTGGATCGTGCCCGGCGATCTCTCGATCGACGAAGGCTATCAGCGCTCGCTGGCGACTGAAAACGCGCAGGCGTTGATCCGGCGCATCGCGATGTTCTGGGACTGGAGCCTCTGCCAGCCAATCAACGTCGCCCGGCGCGAGAACGGCGCGCTCATGGTCGTGGATGGCCAGCACCGTCATGCCGCGGCCATGCTGCGTGGCGACATCAAGGCGCTCCCGTGCGTGATCGCCGACTATCCTGATCGCGCGGCCGAGGCGGCGGCCTTCGTTGCGCTGAACAAGGAACGGCGCCCGCTGAACTCAGTCGACGTCTGGCGCGCGCAGCTCGCGGCCGGCGATGATCTGGCAAGGCAGGTGGCCGACCTGATCGCATCGGCCGGGCTGGCAGTCGCGACGCACAGCAACTATGTCGCGTGGAAGCCGCGCACCCTCTATTGCGTGCCGGGCATCATCAAGGCCTATCGCGCGCACGGCCGGCACGTAACTTCGGCGGCATTGGTGGCGCTGGCGGAAGCGTTCGACGGCAAGGTGCTGCGCTATGCCGGCCAATTGCTGCGTGCGCTTGTCCGCTTCTACGCGATTTCGCTTCAAGATGATGGGTTCGATCCCGATGCCTTCCTCGAACGGCTGGCGCTGAACAGTCAGGAACAGTGGATGCGCGCGGCAGCCGAACGCATGGCGCGGCAAGGCGGCACGCAGATGGCGGCGCTGACCGATTGCTTCATCCACGCAACTCAACAGCAAGCCGCATGAGGGGCCGTCCGCCAGGCACAGCCATCGGTGCTACGAAGAGGAAGTTGCCTCCCTATGGTGGCGTGCTGCGACGCTTCGCAACGTCGACACCGTCCGGAAACGGCATCACGCTCTCCGCAATCCATCCGGCTTATCGGCATGGCCGCACGCTGTTCCCGTCCCGCGTCTTCGATCCCGACGAGGTGCCGCGGGTGCTCAAGTCGGGTCTGCACAGCCGTAAGATCGGCAAGACGGTGATGAAGGGGCGTCTGAAGGGCGCGCCCATCTTCACGTTGACCCTCGAGGAGCGCGCGACCTGTCCGCGCAGCTGTGAGGCGTGGGCGATCTGCTATGGCAACAACATGCAGGCGGCCGAGCGCATCACGCCCGGGCCCGCGCTTGAGCAATCCCTCTGGGGTGAGCTCGAGAATATGCAGGAAGATTATCCAGGCGGTTTCCTCGTCCGGCTCCACGTGCTCGGCGATTTCTATTCGGTCGATTATGTCGAGATGTGGGGCAGGGCGCTCGCCGCTTTCCCGGCGCTGCACATCTTCGGCTATACCGCCCGGCTTCCCGGCTCCCCCATCGGCGACGCGATCGACCGGCTGGCCGATGCCGATTGGGGCCGATTCGCGATCCGGTTTTCGGGGCGCGATGCACCGCTGAAATCGGCTGTTTTGGGCGATCATCGGGCCGATTCACACCCGGCCGGCGGCGCGATCATATGCCCGGCTCAGACCGAAAAGACAGACTGCTGCGCCACCTGCGCGCTCTGTTGGCAATCCGATCGATCCATCATGTTTCTGAGGCACTGAAATGGCAACAAACAAGCGTCCCCGCCTGACCGCCGGCCGCCCGGATGGCGGCAATCACAAGCAACCCGTGCTCCGACTGGTCGAGCACTCGCCGAATGTCGAGCGTGACTATTCCGTCGGCATCATAGTGGACAATTTCGCCGGCGGTGGCGGTGCATCGACAGGCATCGAAGCCGCGGCGGGGCGCGATGTCGACGTGGCGATCAACCACGATGCCGAAGCGGTAGCGATGCATGCTGCGAACCATCCTCGCACCCGGCATCATTGCCAGAGCATTTGGAGCGTGGATCCGCTCGACGCGGTGACCATCGACGGCGTCCAGCAACCGGTCTGGCTCGCCTGGTTCTCGCCGGACTGCACTCATCATTCGAATGCCCGTGGCGGCAAACCGCGCGAGAAGGGCATCCGCGATCTCGCATGGGTGGTCATCCACTGGATCAAGCGTCTCGGGCCCAAGCTGCGCCCGGCCATCATCAAGGTCGAGAATGTCGAGGAGTTCCTGACATGGGGACCGCTCGACGAAGAGGGCAGGCGCATCCCCGAGCGCAATGGTGAGATCTTTCGCCAGTGGATCGGGGAGATGCGCAAGGCCGGATACAAGGTCGAATGGCGGGTCATCCGCGCCTGCGACGTCGGGACGCCGACGATCCGAAAGCGGCTGTGCCTGATCGCGCGCTGTGATGGCAAGCCGATCATGTGGCCGGTACCGACGCACGGGCCCGGTCGCGCGAAGCCATACCGTACCGCCGCTGAATGCATCGACTGGTCGATACCATGCCCGTCGATCTTTCTCACGGCCGAGGAAGGCCGCGCGATCGGCGTCAAGCGGCCGCTCGCCGAAGCGACCATGCGCCGCATTGCGCGTGGCGTCCAGCGCTACGTGATCGACGCCGCGCAGCCCTTCATCGTCAGCCTTACGCATCATGGCGCGGATCGCGTCGAATCGCTCGAGGATCCGATGATGACGGTCACCGGGGCGCACAGGGGAGAAAAGGCGCTCATCGTGCCAACCATCGTCGGTTGTGGCGGCCGGGCAGGGCAATCGCGCCCGCGCAGCGGTGATGAGCCTTTCGCCACCACGACGGCGAAGGCGGATGCCTGTCTGGTCGCCACCGTGCTGTCATACGCGCAGCAGGGCGGCGCCAATCGTAGCGTCGAGGATCCGATGCACACGGTGACTGCCTCGCCAAAGGATCAGAACACGCTGATCGCGGCGCACATCACGAAATTTCACACGGGCTCTACCGGCCAGTCGCTGGACGATCCCCTTGCGACGGTTACGGCAAACAGCTTCGAGAAGCGTCCCGGCGGCGCGACGCCGCTCGGCATCGTGGCCGCGACAATGGTGCAGACAGGCTATGGGGAGCGCCAAGGCCAGGTACCGCGCTCGCTCGATATCAAGGAGCCGCTTGGCACGGTCGTGGCCGGTGGCGGCAAGCATGCGCTCGTTTCGGCCTTCATGCAGAAGTTCGCCAGCGGCAACGCACCGTCCGGTGCCGATGAACCCGCCCAAACCGTCGAAACGCATGAAAAACATGCCCTTACCGTCGCTCATCTAGCGCAGTTCAACACCAACCCAGATGGCACCGTGAATGCCGGACATGATATTCGTGAGCCGCTGAGCACAATCTCGACAAAAGGGCCGCATCAAGCAGTCGTCGCGGCGCACCTGCTCAATCTCAAGGGCTCGGAGCGAAGGGATGCCCCGGTCGATGCGCCCGGACCCGCGATCACGGCGGGCGGCTATCACGTCGCGGAGGTCCGAGCGTTCCTGCTCAAATATTACGGCACAGATCAAGATGCGCGCCTGGAAGAGCCTCTCCACACAGTGACGTCCAAAGATCGCTTCGGCCTCGTGATCGTCCATGGCGAGGCGTATCAGATCGTCGATATCGGGATGCGCATGCTGACGCCGCGTGAACTGTTCGCGGCGCAGGGCTTCCCAGCCGATTATATCATCGATCCGCCCGGCCCGAACGGAAAGCCGCTCACCAAGACGGCGCAGATCCGCATGTGCGGCAACAGCGTGTGTCCGCCGCTGGCGGAAGCACTGGTGCGGGCGAATATCGGGCGCGGAGACGATCTCGAAGAGGCCAGCGCAGCATGACCTTCCGCTGCTGGCAACTCGCCGTGAAATGCGAGCAGGCGACGCCTGAAGCGCAACACGAAATGCTCCACGAAGCATGGGAAGCGATCGGACCGTCAATGCGTCCGTCGCCGGATCGTGCCGGCAGGTTCGGGAACATGATGGATGCTGCGGCCTATGAAAGCGCAGCAATTGAATTGATGCCAGCGGGATGGCGCATCGATTTCCTTCGCCAAGATCTGCCAGAGAAGCCGACCGTGAAGGTCGATTTGACCTCCGGCCCGCACGAGGCGCGCGGCAAGGGGTCAACCGTCGCGCTCGCCATAGCAGCAGCATCGCTGCGCGCGTGGACGGTATGAGCGAGCTGCAATTCGAGCTGTTTCCAGTTCAGCGACCTTCAAAGGAAGAGATCATAGCCGCCGCTCTCGCCTACGAACCGGTTGCCAAATTTGCAATGTTCTCGGGCGGTGACGGAAGTCTGGCCACGACGCATTGGTGCATGAACAATGTGCCCGGTTGCGAGGTGCTTCACATCAACACGGGAATCGGCATCGAGGCGACTCGCACGTTCGTCCGCGACACTTGCGCTGCCCAAGGTTGGAAACTTACCGAGATCCGAGCGAAAGAGGATTGCGGCCAGGATTACGATGAAATCGTATCCGAGCACGGCTTTCCCGGACCGGCCGGACATCAGTTCATGTATTCCCGCCTGAAAGAGCGAGCCGTTGAGAAGATCGTGCGCGATCGAAAGGTGAAGCGCTCGGATAAGGTGATGCTTCTCACCGGCATCTGCCACGACGATAGCATGCGCCGCTCCGGGTATGGCGGGCGCGAGGTGAACTTCAAAGGCGCGCAGATGTGGGTCAATCCCATGTATTGGGCCGGGCAGTCTTGGCTTCATCAGTATATTCGTGAGACCGGCGTCGCGCGCAACCCAGTGTCGGAGCAGCTCGGCATGTCCGGCGAATGCCTCTGCGGCGCCTTCGCAGAGAAGGGCGAATTGAGGATCGTCCGGATGGTGTGTCCCGTAACTGCCGCGCGGATCGAAGCGTTGCAACATCGCATACAGAACCGTCATCCGTGGGGTTGGGAAGACAGGCCACCGTCCACTGACCGCGATACGCTGACGCCAGACTTCTTCAGCCCAATGTGCGTAAACTGCCTTAAATCACAGCGGGTGGCTGCATGAGCTGCATCGGCACGATCATTCCGATGACGCTGCGCGAGGCAAATGACTTTGTAGAGAAGCACCATCGCCATAGCGCCCGGACGTCGAATGACGGCGGCAAGTTCGCGATCGGGCTGCGCGTGAAGGGTGAGCTTGTGGGCGTGGCGATCGTTGGCCGCCCGGTGGCGCGCCTACTTCAACGCGATCCGCTCACCGCCGAATTGCTCCGTGTATGCGTGAGCCCATCAGCTCCGCGCACGGCCAACAGCATGCTGTATGGCCGCGCCTGCCGCGTCTGGCATGCCATGGGCGGCAGGAAGTTGGTATCTTACACGCTAAAGCGGGAAAGCGGTGCCAGTCTGCGGGGTGCTGGCTTCACAGCCGTCGCCGAGGTGAAAGCCGAGCCTTGGAGCAGGCCGTCACGGCACCGCACCGCGAAAGCGATCGAAAGCGAGCCGAAAATCCGTTGGGAACGGGAGCTGCCCGCGTGAGCCAGGAAACCCAAGCCTGGGCGAAGGAAGTCCGCACCGGTGATCCCGTCAGCAAGGCGGTGCTGATCGAAATTGCCAATTGGGCGAAGCCTGACGGTTCGGTCGAATTCCTCAGTCTCGCCCGGTTGGCCGACGTGCTCGAAATCTCCAAGCGCAGCGTGCAGCGGCACCTTAACCGGCTCGAGTTCGATCTAGGCTTCATCCGCCGCAGCGCCCGGCATCGCGAGGACGGCGGGCAGGGTGCAAACAGCTTCGAACTGCTCGGATATCAGCCGCCGCTCAGCGCATTTGACCCCCGTGACAAATTGTCACCCTCCCGTGACGCAGGCGTCGTCCCCCCGCGACAAAATGGCCATCTCCCCCGTGACACTGCTGTCACCCGATTAGGAGACAAGAATATATTACCCCCTTCAGAGCCTGACGGCTCTGAGCCCCCCAAGGGGGACGAACTGCCGCTTGGCGACGAAAAAGGGGAAGAGGCAAAGCCGTCAGCGAAGCGTGAGCGCGCCCGTGGCGTCCGGATCGATCCGAACTGGAAAGCGCTCCCGAGCGATGAACTTCCCGAGAGCATCCGGTCGTTCGTGCGCAACTGGGCGGCGGGTGAATATCTGCGGCAGGCGGAGAAGTTCTTCAATCATTGGACCGCTGCGTCCGGTCGGAATGCCGCCAAGCGAGACTGGGCCGCGACGTGGCGTAATTGGCTGATCGAGGCCGAAGAGCGCGGGCTCATCAAGCGCTCGGTCACGGGCTCCGGCGCGCCCAACCGTGCAGCCTCAGCCGAAAATCCGCTGGTGCCGGTGCCGCGTGATGGTGAAGACACCATCTCCGAGAAAATCCGCGCCCGGCTGGTCGCTCGGCTCGGCAAGCAGGCCTACACGATGTGGTTCGCGCCCTGTGCCGTGCTGGTGAGCGATTTCAAGGTCACGATGCGCTGTCCGTCTGCATTCCACGCCTCCTGGCTGCCGCAGCAGCACGAGGCGATGGTGATGCGGGCATGCCGCGACGTGCTCGGCGAGCGCTTCAGCGGCGTTCATTGGGTCGAATGGCGGCCGGGATGACCGGCTGAGAACAGAGCGGCGGGAACTGAACTTTGTTGATTGGGGGGATCTGGGGAAATGAGCAATTGGTGCATTCTGCGCATGTCGGCCGGGAGCACGCTGAATGTGGCCAAAGGTCTGGCGGAAGCCGGATTTGAGGTTTGGACACCAATCGAACGGCAAGTGAAGCGCGTCCGCGCCTCCCGCACCCGCGTCGAGCATGACGTGCCGATGTTGCCCAGCTTCGTCTTCGCTCGTGATGATCGCCTGCTCGACCTGCTTGCGGCCTCGAAATCGCCAGCGCTGACCTATCAGCAATGGGATGCGGAGCAGAAGCGCATGGTGACCAAGGGCGTGCCATTCTTTCGCGTTTTTCGCTATCTGGAAGGATACCCGCGTATCGCCGATCGGCATCTCGATCCGTTGCGCCAGGCAGAGCAGCGGCGCAAGCCGCGCGAGAAGCGGAAGCGCCTGGCGATCGGAGCGGAGGTCAAATATCCCGACGCTGGATTTGATGGGCTGATCGGCAAGGTTGAGGCCATGCAGGGGCGCTATGCGCTGGTATGCTTTCCCGGGTTTCACATTCCAGTGAAGATCACGCCAGATTGCCTGATACCAGCGAGGCCAGCCGCTTGACGCGCCCGATTATTTTACTGTATCTCAGCGTGCAAATAAATCGGCTGCCAGGAGCAGCATAGTGAGCGCGCTGGCCCTCTGAGCCACCCTTGCACCGCCAACCGGCAATTGCTTCGGGTGGCAGTGCGAAAGCGTGGTGATCCCCAGAACCATCAAACATCCAGCTCAGACGCGAGCCTGCCTCATATGGGATCGGTCCATGCGGCTTCCTATTGCCAAGCCCGGCCTGGTAGCCATTGGCGGCCGCCGCGTTGCCACGCTGCCCAAGGAAGCGCTTCCGCTTTATCAAACGCCTGAGTACCGCATATGGCGCGAGACGGTCATTGCCCGCGCTGGGGGGCGATGCGAGGAGATAGTGGACGGCAAGCGGTGCTGGAAGGCAGCCCCGAGGCACCGGATGTTCGCGGACCACAAGGTTGAGGTGAGGGACGGGGGCGCCCTGTTCGACCCTGAGAACGGCCGCTGCCTATGCGGCGCCCATCACACCGCGAAGACCGCGAAGGCGCGGGCCGAGCGCCGCTGAGCCCCTCGGGCCGAGGCGACGGCGGATGGCGCCCTCCTTGGAGGGGTAGGGGGTTTGGCTTTGCCCTGATCGCGCGCCGTCAACCGCATTGGACCGCACGCAGAGATTTTTTTTCGACCTTAGGATTTTGGGCGATGCCTCTCAGAGGGCCATGGAAAAATAATCGAGGGCGATAATCCTATGGGTAAGCGCGGACGCCCGACCAAGGAGCCGACTGCCGAAGAGAAGGCGAAGGTCGCGGAATTGGTAGAGAAAAAGCTACCTCAGGCCGACATCGCGCGCATTCTCGGGATGACCGTGCCGACCTTTCGGAAATATTTTCATGAGGAATTTTTTTCCGGTAAAAAAAATATGGTTCCGGCTTTGCCGAGCAGAGCCATCACAGACGCCCAACGCGAGAAGGTGAAACTGTATCTCGGATACGGTATGTCGCCTGAGGATATCGCTCTGGCGCTCGATTACACCCGAGACGGGGAGTTCGAGAGTTTCTGTAGCGACTTCGCGATTGAGCTTCGGATCGGCAAGGCGGTGACGCGCGCCGAAACGATCGATCGGCTGGTTAATCAGAGCAAGGGCGGCCTGATCGGGGCCACTACGAAATTAGAGGCTCTGAGCAGACCCGTCGTGCCAAGCGACGGCGCGGCGCCCACCGGCGCTGCTTATGTCGGCAAGAAGGAGGCCGCCAAAGCAGACGCCGCAAGCGCGGTTGCAGGCACCAGCAAGTTCGCACCACGGTCCGCGCCGCGGCTGGCGACATCGGGCGGAAGACCGGTTGACGGTCCGTGACGCTCAGTTGGTCGACGGCGTGTCCGGATTGGCGTGAGCGGATCATTGCCGGGCAGTCGCTTCTCCCTTGCCCGCCGCTGTTTCCCGCGGAAGCAGAGGATGCGCTGGAGGTGTTCCGCGATCTTCCCATCGTGGACGTCATGGGGAAGCCAAGCTTCGGCGATATCGGCCGCGACTGGATCTTCGACCTGCCCAGCGCGATCTTCGGGGCGTATAACCCTGAAACGGGTCGCCGGGAGATCAACGAATTTTTCGAGTTGATCTCGAAGAAGAATACGAAGTCGACCCGCGCCGCAGGCATTATGATCACGGAGCTGATCCGCAATCAGCGGCACTCGGCGGAATTCATTATCCTCGCGCCGACGATCGAAATTGCGAAAAACAGCGCCGATCCCGCCATGGATATGGTCGCCGAGCATCCTGAGCTGCGCCGTATCCTCAAACCGGTCGCGCATCAGCGGCTGATTAAGCACCTTGGCACTGGCGCCGAACTCAAAATCGTCGCGGCCGACACAGATACGGTTGGCGGAAAGAAGGCGACCGGCGTCCTGATCGACGAGCTGTGGATCTTCGGTAAGCGCGCGAATGCAAAGAACATGCTGCGCGAAGCTATGGGTGGTCTCGCGAGCAGGCCGGAAGGCTTCGTTATCGCGCTGACGACGCAGAGCGACGAACCGCCAACCGGCGTATTTCTGGATTGGCTTCGCAAGTTTCGCGACGTTCGCGACGGCAAGCTGATCGCGCCTCGCTCGCTCGGGATTTTGTACGAGTTCCCTGATGAGATGATCAGGGCAGGGGAGCATCTAAAGCCAGAGAATTTCTACATCACCAATCCCAATCTTGGGGCATCGGTCGATGAGCAATTCATTCTGGATCAATATGATAATGCGAGGCGGGAAGGCCAGCGGTCGCTGGTGGGATTCCTCGCCAAGCATCTGAACGTCGAACCTGGCATCGCTGCCCGTGCCGATAGTTGGGCGGGCTCGGAATTCTGGAAGCAGCGTGCCGACCCAACAATATCGATCGACGATATTCTTGAGCGCTGCGAGGTCGTTATCGTTGGCCTCGACGGCGGCGGCCTTGACGACCTTTACGGCATGACCGTGCTCGGCCGTGAAAGCTTAGAATTCGAAATCGATGCTGCGGACGCGCCCGAGGAGGTTCAAGATCCGGTCGCTGGCAAGAAGCTGATCAAACGCTGGCTGTCATGGAGCCATGCCTGGGCGCATCACATCGTGCTCGACCGCCGCAAGACGATCGAGAGCAAGCTGCTTGAACTTGAACAAGCAGGAGAGGTGACGATCCTCGGCGACGGCGAGATGGACGAAAGCCTGTTGCCCGCCGACATCGCGCAGATCCTGAAGATCATTGTGCGCATCAAGGATGCGGGACTGCTTTGCTGCGTGGCCGTCGACCCGGCAGGTCTTGGCGAACTCGTTGATGCGCTGGCCGAGGCCGGCATAACGGTCGACAATCGCGAAACAGGACAAGATTATCTCATCGGCGCGCCGCAAGGCTACGCGATGATGAACGCGCTGAAGACGGCGGAGCGGAAATTGGCCAACGGCACGCTGCTCCATGCCGATCAAGCGCTGATGGATTGGTGCGTTGCTAACCTCAAGATCGAGGCAACCGCGACCGCCATCCGCGCCACGAAACAAAATGCAGGCGATGCGAAAATCGACCCGGCGATGGCTTTGTTCAATGCCGTGACGATCATGGCCACAAACCCTGATAGCTGCCGCTCGCCATATGAGGAGCGCGGTTTGCTGATTGTGTAGAGGTTCCGATGACCGAACAGGATCCGCAAACTGTTGATGACGATGATGAGGCCGTTCGCGGCTTTGCAGAGAATGTGGTGGATGCCGCCGCCCTTGCGGGAAGCGGGTTCATCACATTCGGCGCCTGGCTCATCTTCCATCCCGCTGGATTTATCGTCCTTGGAATGTTCCTGCTGGCTGGAGCGTGGCTTGCGGCTGGCAGGGCAGAAGACTGATGGTCTTCAGCAGACTAGTCACGTCGAAGAGAGGCCGCGCTTCTGATCAAGAGAAGGCCGGTATGTCGATCGACGATTGGTGGGCCGAATATGGCCCCACGTCGACAAGTTCCGGCGGCATGGCCGTCACGCAAGTCACCGCGCTCCAAGTTGCGACGGTCCTGGCCTGCGTCTCTATTCGAGCCGAAGACGTGGCCAAATTGCCCGCTCATGTCTATCGCAAGAAGGCGGACGGCACCAAGTATATCGTGGCTGACCATCCACTCGAGCGGCTATTGCAGAGGCCGAACAGCTATCAGAGCCGCTTCGAATTTATCGAGCAGATGATGGTCTCCTATCTGCTCCGCAGCAACGGCTATGCTGTAATCATTCGCAACGGCCGTGGGCAGCCGACTAGCCTAATCCCGGTCAATCCTGACCGGGTGTGGATCTTCGAGGCACCAGGAGGCGAGGTATTCTATCAGGTCGCGCGGCGTGGCCTGCATGAGACCGCGGTTCTCAGTAACGAACCGCTGATGATCCCTGCAGAGGATATCCTGCATCTGCGCTGGATCGCTCTGGATAGCTCCCTGCACGGCGCGTCGCGCATCGGGCTGGCTCGCGATGCGATCGGTCTTGCGCTGTCGCAACAGGAGCTTGCTGGGCGGCTGTCGTCAAATGCCACCAACCTGGGCGGTATCCTGACGACGGACCAGAAGCTGAGTAAGGAAGCGGCGCAGCGGCTCGCTCAGGCGTGGAAAGAGCGGAAGCAAGGCCTGCGCAATGCCGGCGATACGGCTGTGCTCGAGGCGGGCCTCAAATGGCAACCGCTCGGCATGACGGCCAAGGATGCTGAGATGATCGCGGCCCGGCAATTGTCCGTGCAGGAGATCGCTCGGCTCTATCGCATGCCGATGCACAAGCTCGGCGTCGTCGATCGCGGCGCCGGCGCATCGCTGGATCAGCTGGACCAGGATTACATGAACAACGTCGTTTCTAGCGATCTGATGCGCTGGGAAACGAAGCTTGATCACGCGTTCGGGCTGTCCGAGGAAGGGGTCTTCGTTGAGTTCGATGTGTCGGGCTTCCTGCGCGCGGCGCTGCAGCTGCGGTACCAGGCATATCGCACGGGCATCGTCGGCATGTTCCTGACCCCGAACGAAGCGCGCCGTGCGGAAGGTCTACCGGACCATCCGGAAGGCGACACGCTCTACCAGCCGACAAATGTCGCACCGATCGGCTTCGAGCCGAAAGGGAATGAAACCGGGCCTGGCAGCGATGTGACCGGCCACGAAGCACCCGGCGGTCGCGGCGATCCAGCCGCCGTCGAAGACGATAGCGCGCCCGAGGACTGAGCGAGGATCTAAAGCATGGCAAAAGCATTTCCAGGCTCCGGCCCTGAGGTTTGGTCGCTTTATGAGCGGGCCGGCAAATGGCTGCTCGCGACGATCTGCGAACGCAAGGCCTCGCGCGAGTGGTGCGACCGCAAGGGCATCGCGATCACCAAGGCGCAATCTGAGGGCATGGGCAGCAGTGGCGGCTTCCTCGTGCCGACCGAACTGGAGAACGCCATCCTCGATCTGCGCGATACCTTCGGAGCATTTAGGCGCCGCGCCTGCGTGTGGCCAATGGGTTCGGACAGTTCATTGTTTCCGCGCCGCACGGGGACCGCGGCGGCCTATTTCATCGCTGAAGGGGCAGCGGCCTCGTCAACGTCGACGAATATGGACGGCGTTGCCCTCACCGCGAAGAAGCTCGGTGCCATGGTCACTCTTTCGAGCGAACTCAATGAGGATGCGATCGTCGACATGGTCGACTATGTGGCGACGGAAGTCGCGTGGGCACTGGCTGCAAAAGAGGACGATTGCGCATTCAACGGCGACGGCACGAGCACCTATGGCGGAATGACCGGCCTGGGTAAGCTCGTGCTCGATGGCAATCATGCCAAGGCGAAAGTCACGGCCGCTGGCGGCCATAACACCTATGGCCTTCTCGACAGTTCTGACCTCGGCAATATGATAGCCGGGATCAAGGCATCGGCCATGCCCCGCGCTGCGTGGTATGTCAGTTCGGTCGGCTTCGCCCTCACCTTTGCGCGCATCGCTGCGGCAACCGGCGGATTGCTTACCCCAGGCATGGTCGATGGCATCCCGACCCAATTCTATAATGGGTTTCCGGTCATCCTCACGCAGAAACTTCCACAGGTCGCGACGACGCTTTCGGGGCAGATGATGATGGCGTTTGGCGACATGTACGGCGCGGCCGTCATGGGTCAGCGCCGTGGCCTCACCATCGCGCGCAGCGATCATCGCTATCTGGAAAATGACCAGATGGCGGTGCTTGTGACTGAGCGCTTCGATGCCGTGATCCATGATGCTGGCGACAATAATAATCTCGGCAGCATTGCCGCGCTGGTCGCGCCGTAAGGAGCCCTTTCATGCCAATGAAGCTTTTGAGCGCCGACGATTTTCGTGATGCGGCCAAAGATGGCGGCCATCCCGATGGAACCGTCTTTCGTTTCGCGACAGTTGAACCGGAAACCGTTGACGGTGCCGAGCGCACCAAGCGCTTCATCTTCAGCGATGCGACGGTTGATCATGCTGGCGACAGCATCGATCCAAAGGGCTGGGACCTCAGTGTCTTCAGGCGCAACCCAGTCGCGCTTTTCAGCCACATGTCGTGGGAACCGCCGATCGGCCGCGCTTCGAACGTCAAGGTCGAGAGTGGTAAACTCGTGGGCGATATCGAGTTTGCGAGCGCGGACATCTACCCCTTCGCAGACACGATCTATAATCTCGTCGCAGCTGGCTATCTGAAGGCTGTGAGCGTCGGGTTCAAGCCGAAAGAATGGACGTTCACCAACGATAAGGATCGGCCCTACGGAATCGACTTTAAGAAGCAGACGCTTCTCGAAATCAGTGTCTGTGCCGTGCCTTGTAACCCTAACGCGCTCGGCGAGGCTCGCAGCGCCGGGATCGACACTGCGCCGCTGATGGAATGGGCCGAGAAGGTGCTCGACAGTGGGGATACGGTGTTTCTGCCGCGTAAGGAGCTGGAAGGCCTGCGCGCTCAGGCTTCCGAGCACCCCGCACCGCGCTACTACGTCCATAGCAGCAAAACGCTCCACCCGGATGCGGCGAAGCATATCCGCGAGGCGGTCCAGCGCTGGCAGGACGATCCAAACGAGGTGTTGGTCCTCGAAAGCGGCTTCGAACTGCGCACCATCGGCGGCGCTGCCCATCAGCAGGAAAGCGAAGTCGAGGCACTGGATGATGCAGTCGTGGGTCCCCTTCTGCTGAAGATCGACGCCGCCGACTTGCGCGCCGAAATCGCCGAAGTGATCAAGGCCGGCCGCCGCGTCTCGGCCGCCACCAAGGCGAAATTGCAAGAGGCGATGGACCATCATGAAGCCACCGCCAAGTGCATCAAGGATTTGATGGACGGCGATGGTACCGATGATGAGCAGGATCCGAATGATCCCACGGAGCAGCCGATCGGCACGGTCGTGACAGAATCTGACGATAACCTCTCGCCCGAGGAGCTGCGCCTGAAGGAAGTTCGCGCGCTCCGCGAAACGCTTCCAACCAACGACTGATTTTACGACTTCGCCGCTTGGCGAATGCCCACCCCGGCCTTGGGCAAGCCGCTTAGCGCACGCCGCGATGGCGTCCGCATTCCCGCAGATGGAGCCCTATTATGGCTAAAAAGCATGAGCTGCGCCAAGCGCTGAGCAAGGCCGCAGATGAATTGGAAGCGATGGCTGGCAAGTCCGAAGCCGAAGGTTTCAAGCAGGACGTTTATGACGCCCTGAAGGAGAAGATCGCCGATCTGCAGACGCAGCTGAAGCGCGTAGAAGAAGCCGAGCAGGTGGCGGCGAGCCTCGCGACGCCAGTCCCCGGCCAGGATCGCATGACGCCGTCGGCGCCGGCCAGCGCGCACAAGCTCTTCGGCTCGCTGAAGCACTTCAAGGATCGCGAGATCGCGGGCCAGACCGTCCGCGCGGTCGACCAGGCCTATGCCGCCGGCATGTGGTTCAAGGCGACGATCTTCGGCAACGCCGAGGCGATCGAATGGTGCAAATCGCGCGGCGTTCCCGTCACCAAGGCGCAGGGCGAAGGCGTCGACAGCGCTGGCGGCTTCCTCGTGCCGGAAGAGCTGCTCTCCAACATCATCGTGCTTCGCGAGCAGTTCGGCGTCTTCCGTCAGGAATGCCAGGTCATTCCGATGGGAAGCGACACGCTGAACTGGCCGCGCCGCGTAGGCGGTCTCACCGCTTACTTTACCGGCGAGAACACCGCGGTCGCGGAATCTCAGGCCTCCTGGGATAACGTCAACCTGACCGCGAAGAAGCTCGGCGCGCTGACCCGCATGTCGAACGAAATCGCCGAGGACGCCGTGGTCTCGATCGCGGACTGGCTCGTTGGCGAAATCGCTTATGCCTTCGCGCTGAAAGAGGACGATGCCGGCTTCAACGGAGATGGCACCTCGAACTTCGGTGGCATCCGCGGCGTGACGCAGATCTTCGTCGATGGTTCGCACTCCGCTGGGCAGTATACGACTTCGAGTGCAACGCTCACGTCGCTCACCGTCGCGGACTTTACCGGCGTGATGGGCAAGCTGCCGCAATATGCTCTGCCAGGCGCCAAGTGGTACATGAGCCAGCAGATGTTCTACAGTGCAGCCGGCACCGTTCTGGCGAAGGCGGGTGGCAATACGATCGCCACGCTCGCGACTGATCCGATGAACCCGCGTCTGCTCGGCTTCCCGGTGAAGATCGCGCAAAAACTCCCGATCGCCGCGCCGGGTTCTGGCAAGGTGCAGTTCCTCTTCGGCGACCTTTCCAAGTCATCGGCCTTGGGCGAACGCCGTGGTGTGACGATCCGCCGGTCGGATCATCGCTACTTCGAGAACGACCAGATCGGCCTTCTCGGCACGGAGCGGTTTGACATCAACAACCACGATCTCGGCGACACCACGAACGCCGGCCCGCTGGTTGCGGCTGTCTCGCCGTAATCGCCACCGATCAAAACCCCCGCAATTTCAGATCCACAGGAGAAGCACAATGACTCCTCAATTGAAGACCATCGTCGCGGTGAACGCCGTCTCGAAGACCAACGGCGCCACCGCATCTGGCATCATCGACACGCTTGGTTTCGACTGGGCGACGATCGATATCATCGCCACCACGGCCGACGTCGTGTCGAACAAGCCGACCGTCTGCAAACTGCAGGAGGCGGACGATACGAACGCCACCAGCTTCGCCGACATCACCGCGTTCGCGACCCCGACGATCCCGAATGCGAACACGGCGGCTACTGCGGTGCTGCAGAACAACTATAAGTTCAACGTCGATTGCCGCGCCCGCAAGCGGTATCTGCAGCCGGTCTACAGCCCCCAGACCACGCAGACCGTCACCATCGTCGCCAACCTCGGACGTGGCGAGCAGGCTCCGGTCTCGGCGGCGAAAGCCAACGCCATGACCTTGGTGGAGGGTTAAGACGATGGCCGCCAAGAATGACATCGCCAGCCTCCAGAAGGCGCGGGATGAGGCCTACGAGGCCTATGCGCAGGCCGCTGCCAAGCTCGACGAGGCGGAAGCCGCTGCTGCGGTCGAAACCGCTCCGGCTGAAGAAGAGGCAGCTGCGCCCGCACCGGAAACCGGCTCCGAATAACAAGCTCCGGGCCGACACCCGGAAAGTAAGTCAGCGCGCTGATAGGCGGGGGCCGAGTGTCGGCTCGGTCTCCGCCAACCCCCTTCAAACTCGAGCTCATGAGGCTTAGCCGCGCGCCTCTGAGGATGATCAAGCGCGGCCGATTTCGGAGATAGAACCCGATGGAAGACGACATGAAAGCAAAGGTCGAGGCGCTGATCACCAGGGCGTCCGAAGCAAGTGATTCGAGCGATGCAATGCGCCTGTCGCAGGCTGCTTGTAATGCCGCGAACGCGTTGTGCTCACTGCGCCACGCTACGCGGATAAACGAAAACAAAGATTGATGATGTGCACGGCGGTCTTTGTTGGCCGCCGTGCGCTCTGCACTCCCTCCCGACAGAGGAACTACCGACATGACTGACGAAGAACACGCGGGGCGCATCCGCGCGGCGGAAAAGGCCCTTGCCGAGGCAATCGTCTCGACCTGCAATACGCTAAAAGCCCGGAAAGATGACCTATCGGCGGCGATCGATGCAGCTCGCAGCGCAGGCCTAAATGTGCGCGCGCATTTTAATCCTATCTGTCCGTGGATCCCCGAGATGGAGCAAGAGATCCAGCCGATCGCCGTTCAACGGGTGATTTCGTTATGACCCGCGCCTTCGTGACCGGCATTACCGGGCAGGACGGCAGCTATTTAGCCGAACTGCTTTTGACGAAAGGCTACGAGGTCCACGGCATGGTACGCCGGGTGTCGCAGCCCACGTTCGGGAACCTTGCCGCGATCCGCGACCAGATTGTTCTGCACACCGGCGACATGACGGACGGTCCTAGCCTATTCCGCATCCTGCAGGATCTGGGCCCCGACGAAATCTATAATCTCGCGGCCATGTCTCAGGTGCGAGATTCCTATGATCACCCCGAGGTGACGCAGGATATTAATGCGGGCGGCCTGCTGCGGATCCTGGAAAGCTGTCGCACGCTCAAGCTCGACGCGAGGATCTATCAGGCCTGCTCAAGCGAGATGTTCGGCCGGGTTCGCGAAACGCCGCAGACCGAGGCGACGCCCTTCTATCCGCGTTCGCCTTACGGCGCCTCGAAGGTTTCCGCCTTCCACATGGCCAAGGTCTGGCGCGAGGCGTATGGCGCGCGCGTCTCCTGTGGCATCCTGTTCAACCATGAAAGCCCGCGCCGCGGTGAAGCGTTCCTCAGCCGCAAGGTGTGCAAGGCCGTCGCTGAAATAGCGACCGGACAGCGCGACCGTCTGGTCCTCGGCAATCTCTCGGCGAAGCGCGATTGGGGCTATGCTCCCGAATATGTCGAATGGATCTGGCGCATCCTGCAACATCCGGAACCGGATGATTTCGTGATCGCCACCGGCGAAACCCATTCGGTGGAGGAGTTCGTCGCCGCTGCGTTCGCGCATGCGGGCATCGTCAACTGGCAGGATTATGTTGATTACGATCGGGACCTGACGCGCCCGGCCGAGGTCGACCTGCTGAAGGGCGATGCAAGCAAGAGCGCCCGGATCCTGGGCTTCGAGCCGAAGGTGAAATTCCCCGATCTCGTGAAGATCATGGTCGACGCCGAGATGGCCAAGCTTTCGACGAAGCACAGCGACGAGCGGCGCGATCTCCAATCCTTTCCGGAAGCAAAGGTCATCACGCTGAAAAAGGACGCCACGATCGGCGGCCATTATCACAAGCTGAAGGACGAGCATTTTATCCTGTCTGAAGGGGCGGGGTATCTGCGCACCGGCGCTGGGTTGGAACAGTGGCAGGAGCCGATGCAGATCGGCAAGATCTACACGGTGAAGGCTGGCACGCCGCATTGGTTTGACCTGACCTCCGGTAGCGTGCTTGTCGGGCTCAACAGCAGGCCCTTCGATCCGTCGGATGATTATCGCATTTCTAGCGATGGATATCGCCGCCACGTCGAGCCGGTCGCGGCCTGATGCGTTGCCTCGATTTGGGCGCCGGCGATATGTCGCCGCCCGGCTTCATCCCGATGGGCAACGCCCACGGCTCGGCTGTGTATCCGCTCGCTGGCGTTGCCGATGGCAGCATAGATTGCGTTCGCGCGTCGCACGTGCTCGAGCATTTCGCGTCGGGCGAGATCGCCGACGTTCTCGCGGAGTGGGTGCGAGTACTTAAACCCGGCGGCGAGCTGCGCATCGCGGTGCCGGATTTCGCGAAGATCGCGGAAGGCTATCTCGCAGGCGCGCGCATGCCGACGGAGGCCTTCATCATGGGCGGACAGTCCGCGCCTGATGATTTCCATAAGTCTCTGTTCGACGAAGCTCATCTGAAGACGGCGCTCGCCAAGGCCGGCTTGATGCTCATCCGCCGATGGGAGTCTGAGCTTCAGGACTGCGCCTCGCTGCCGATCTCGCTAAATCTGGCCGGCACGAAGCCGCACCAGGCCGAGATTGGCGTGTCGGCGGTCATGTCGGTGCCGCGGCTGGGCTTCATGGACAACATGTTTGCTGCGATCGAAGCCCTGCCATCGCTCGGCGTCAAGCTTCGGCGCCACACCGGGGCCTATTGGGGCCAGTGTGTGGAACGCGTGATGGAGGAAGCGCTGCGCGAGGACGCGCCGGATGCGATCCTGACGCTCGATTATGACTCGGTGTTCACCAAACGCGATGTCTCGATGCTCATGCAGCTTATGTGCTGCCATCCCGAGGCTGATGCCATCGCCGCCGTGCAGGCGGGGAGGGGAACGGCGAGCGGCCGGCTGTTCACGATCAGGGGCGACGATGGCGCGAGCCTATCGCAGGTGCCGGCGGAGACATTCGCGGGCGATCTGGCCAAGATCACCACAGCGCATTTCGGACTGACGCTGATCCGCGCGAACAAGCTGGCGGAGCTTGGCAAGCCATGGTTCGCCGATATCCCGGCACCGGACGGTTCATGGAATGAAGGCCGCACGGACGCCGATATCGCGTTCTGGCGGAAGTGGGAAAAGGCAGGAAACAGCCTCTACCTCGCCAATCGCGTGCCGATCGGACACCTCGAAATGACGGTGCTCTGGCCGGCTCCGCTCGGGCCTGAGACCGCACCCATGACGCAGCCTGTCGGCGAGTGGCGGGAGCATGGCCGCCCGTCGGAAGCATGGCGATAGTCCCGACGCTTCGAACATCTGCGAGGGTTGAGCGAAATTATGGGTTTTTCCGCCATCACCACGGTGATCTCTCCTGCTGCGAATTATGACCTGACGGACCTTGCGTCCGCCAAGGTCGAGCTGAGCATCACCTCGACAACGGACGATACTTGGCTAGCGAAGGCGGTCAGCCAGGTGTCACGTGCCATTTCAACTGAGACGCAGCGCGTGCTCATTCCCGAGGTTATCCAAGATCTCTTCCGGATCGATCGGCACCTCGCTCATCGTGGCTCGTCGCGGCAAGCATTGGAAGTGCAGCTTTCGCGCTGGCCGGTCATCAAGATCGTGTCGTTGGTTAAGACGCTATCGACCGGCCTTCCGCAAACGCTGGTCGAAGGTACTGATTTCAGCGTCGATTCCGAGAAAGGAACTTTGACGCGGCTCGATCCGGTAAGCGGCGCCGCCCTATCTTGGGAAGCCGACCCGCTTACGGTCATATACATGGCCGGATACGGCACGCTCGCAGCCGAAACGCATTCGGTGCCTGTATCGCCATATCAGGTCACCGTTTCACAAAGCGCGGCGTTCTCCTGCGACCAGTCCGTCAAATATTCGAGCGGAACGGCGCTCACGCGCGTCAGTGGCTCCCCGGCGGTCGGACAGTACAGCGTTGCGGCCGGCGTCTACACCTTCGCGGCGGCTGACACTGGCCAGTCTCTGACCTTTTCCTATGGTGTGAAGAGCATTCCTGATGATCTGGCGGAGATTTGCCTTCGCCTGGTGACGGCGCGCTACATGAGCAAGGATCGCGATCCGGCGCTCGTACAGCAGGAGACGCCTGGCGTTGGGATGCGGCGCTGGTGGTTCGGCGGCGCACCGGGTCAGACGGGGCCGTTCGCGCCAGATATCTCCGCGGCGCTCGAGCGCTATTGCATGCCGGTTGTCGACTGATGGACAATATTCGCATCAACATCACTGGCGATCGGCAGGCCGGGCTCAAATTCGAGGAGTTTCCCGACGATCTCTACGAGGATCTGCACCGGGAAATCGATGCGCTGACGCACGAGTTGCTCGGATTGGTTCAAGCGGCAACGCCGTCCCATACCGGCAGATTGCGCAGCCAGGAGCGCGCGCGGATCTTCACGGACAAAAACCGTATCACCGGCTACATTGACGTGGCCGGTGAGAAGGGATCGCAGGATTTCGCGAAGGCTGGCGCGATCGAATATGGCGCCCATCGCAAGACGAAAGTTTCAGAGCACTCGATGAAGCTCGATCACGCGTGGGGGCAGATGCTCAACGCGCCGATCACGGTCATTGTGGCAGCTTATGAGCGCACGCCGAACATCGCCGCGCATGCCTTCGAGCGGGGCCCGCTGGCGGTTATGCAGCCGCAGATCCTCGGCCGGCTGAATGATGCGGTTAGCCAGGCTGTCGCGAAGGCCAACGAATGAACGTGGACATCGAAACCGTCATGGAAGCGCTGCTGACGCACGTCACCGGTGCGGTTCCGGACTTCATCACCTCCGGCCGGCGCGTGAAGCATTGGACCGAGGTGTCCGATCAGCCCGCGTTCTTCCTGCGCCGCACCGGCATGATGGACAGTTTCAACGGCTCCATGCCGATCGTCACGATGGACTGCGAGGCTTGGATTTACTGCAATGCGGGCAAGAGCCCGGATGTCGCGCCGGACGAACAGCTGACCCTCCTCGAGACGAAGCTCCGCGATAGTTTGGCGCCAAATGACCAGATGAGATTCACGCTGAACGGTCTCGTTTACTGGTGCCGGATCGAAGGCAAGAGCGACATTTCCCCGGGCGATCAGGGGCCTCAGGCCATCGCCAGAATTCCCATTCGCATCACCCTGCCATTTTGAGGAGAAAATCATGCGCTTCGCTGCTCCAGATCACGTTTCTGGGATCAACCTTTCGATCGGCCCGGTCGTCGTCGTCGACGGCTTCGTCGAGGTGCCCGACGATCTCAGCCAGGGTGACCTCGGCGGCCTGGCGATGAACGGCTTCACGCCGGCTCCGGTTGATGCTCCGGCGCCCGCCAAGGCAGCGAAGGTTGACCAGTCGTCGACAGGCGCATCGCCAAAAACCGAAACGGCGGCGGGGGGCGCCGCGACGGAAGCCTGATCCCGCCCCATTCCCAACGCCCGTCGCGAGACGCGCAGTCCCACAGAAGGAACTTGAACAATGCCCTCAAACGATACCTTTTCGTTCGGCGCTGGCGTGCTCTGGGCGACCCAGTTGACCGATTATACCGGAGCAGCCGTCGCGCTGCCGACGCCGCTGCTGTTGGGCACCCTGCAGGATGTCAGCATCGACATCAGTTACGACAGCAAGCCGCTGCACGGGCAGAACGCGTTCGCGGTCGCCAATGCGCGCGGCAAGGGCAAGGTCTCCGGCAAGGCCAAGTTCGCGCGCCTGGATGGTCTGCTGTTCCAGTCGGTTATCAGCGGCATGCCGATCACTTCAGGTATCGCCAGCGTCGTGTACGACACCACCGGCGCAGCAATTCCGTCGACGCCATTTACCATCACTCCGACGGTCCCAGGCTCGGGCACCTTCGGCCGAGTCCTGGCCGTACGTGACGGCATCGGCAATGAGTACACGCAGGTGGCGAGCGGTCCGACGGCCGGGCAGTATTCGTTGTCGGGGGGCGTTTTCACCTTTGCGGCAGCTGATACTGGAAAGACTGTCTATATCGACTTTGCTTACACCGCGACGTCGACCTCGGCGAAGAAGGCACTGGTTACCAACCAGCCCATGGGTTACGCACCGACCTTCCGTGCCGACTTCCTGAACCCTCGCTCCGGCATGTCGCTGGTTTTGTTCGCCTGCATGGCCAATAAGTTCGCCTATGCGACCAAGATCGATGACTGGGCGATCAATGAACTCGATTTCGAGGCCTTCGCCGATAGCAATCAGCAGGTCTATCAGTTCGGAACGATCGCATAATGGTCACGCTGACCCTTGCGGGGCGGTCTTTCGAGATCGCCCCTTATGACATCGATGACATGCTGGTAGCCGCGCCCCATGTTGACGCGTTGAAGGGGCGAAAGAGGCCTGAAACGATCACCGAATCTCTGGAAGAAATTAAGCAGATTGCCGCAGTCGTGACTGTCGGATTGAAGAAGATTGATCCCGAGATCACCATCACGTCGGTCATAAAGATGGCGTTGCCTGACGGGGTGGAAACGCTCTCTCTGGCGATGCAGGAGATCCTCAACGAGTTCGGCCTCAAACCTGCGGGGGAAGCGAAGGCTCCTGCCAAGCGGCGCAAGGCAGCGGGAGCTTAGAGCAGCAACTTATCGACATCGTTTGCGGCCTAGTCGCCGCAGGCGTCGAGGGAGGATGCTGGGATCGCGTCACGAAATGGAACCTGAAACGGGCCCGGGCAATGTACTCTTACTGGGCGCGCAACGGGCCGCCGCCATATCTCGCGCTGCAGGCCCTCGGCCGCGCGGTTGGCGTTGATTGGAAGCTGGAGACTGAAGAGCCGGAAATTTTGTCAACACGTTCCATGACTGATCCTGCTCAGCCCGTTCCTACCATAGCAGAGGTTGCCGCCGCCGCTCCAAAGCCCGGCGCTGATCTCACGGAAACCAGCGCCGCGATCCTGCGGCAGATGGGAATCAGCTAGCCATATTTGGCGTAGAACGTCGCATCATTGGACGTGAACAGCAGGATCGCGTCGATCAGCGACAGCAGAAACGGAATTAAGGTCCAGCAAAAGACCAGATAAAGGACGCCCGCGCCGGTGCGGCCGAGATAAAACTTATGCATGCCGATTGCACCGAAGAACAGCGCAAGCACTGCCGCCACGGTCCGGTTGCGTGACGTGCTGGCCACCGCTCCAGGTTGAGGCGCTCCACAATCCGGACATTGCTGCGCTGACTGATGCAACGCCTTTCCGCATCCGGGACAATACTTCGTGAGCGCCGGGTCGATATTCGCGGTCGCCATTCTCAGATCCTCGCTTTGGCAACTCCGACATTACCGAGGCGCCGCTCATTCGCAACTATGATGATCGGACTTTCGTGAGCGACTGTCCCGAATTTGGAGGTGATGATGGCCAATAATATTGCGGTCTCTATCACCGCCGATGTGGTCGATCTTCAGGCGAAGCGGGCAATCATGTCCGCGGAACTGAAGGCCGCGACCAAGGACCTAAACGCGTTTGCGAAAGAGGCGGCCAGCACCGGCGGGACCGATCAGCTCCGCGCCGGCATGCTCGCGAGCGCCGAAGCCGCCGAGAAGGCGCGCGCCAAAATCGCGCTCGTCACCCAAGAGATCAAGGAACTAAATCACGTCCCCGAACCGCCGAGGCATGGTTTTGAAGCGCTTACTGCCACTGTTAGTCAGACGGGAATTCACCTCAAAGAAACCGTTGGCCAGTTCGGTGAATTTCGCGCCGCACTTGCTGAGGTCGCGGAAGTCCTCATAGTCGCCTTCGCGGTCGAAAGGATCGCCGAGTGGGCCGAGCACATGGGCGAGGCCGCCGAGAAGACTAAGCACATGGCCGAGACCTTCGGGATGACGGTCCCTGAGGTTCAAGGTCTGTCAGCAGTCGCCAAAGAAACTGGCATGGACGTGGATGCACTCGCCAAAGGCATGGGCATCCTCGATAAAAACACCGTCACTGCAGGCGAAGGCAATGGTAAGATCGCGGCGGCGCTGAAAGCGGTTGGCATCGCGGCCAATGACGGGCGGTCGCAGATGGAGCGGATGCTCGTCATCGCCGACCGGTTCAAGGACATGGACGACGGGCCAAAGAAGGTCGCGCTCGCCATGGAACTCTTCGGCAAATCCGGCAAGGAACTGATCCCGGTCCTAAATATGGGCGCGGAAGGCCTGCAAGAGATGGACCGCGTCACCCAGGAATATGGTGCCGGTGCCCTGTTTGCGAGCGCCGCCAATAAGGAGCTGCGCGACTGGCTCGATCAGGTGAATGCGCGAGGCATGGCGCTCGCTGATGCCACCGACACGACCAAGGTTGCGATGCAAGGCCTCGGAAACGTCATGACCGATGCCTTCGCGCCGATCCTGACCTCGCTCACCGATGGCCTGAATTCCATGATCAAGGCCTTCATCGACAGCTACCGCGAAGGGGGCATTGTCGCCGTGGTCATGGGCACCATCACCACTGCGCTTGAGGCAGTGTGGGAAGTCGTGAAGGCGCTCGGCCAAATCTTCTACGAAGTGTTCAGCGCGATCGTGGAATTGGTCGGCGACGTCGTGGCGGACATCATGGATGCCTTCGGGATCAAGACGCCGCAGGCCATGCATGCTGCCGAAGTCGCCTGGAATGTCTTCAAGGATGCCGTCGTCATCGCGAAGGATATCATCCTCGTTGCTATCGACGCCATCATCGGCATCGTCGAGCAGCTTGTCGGCAATCTGGTCACGTTCGGTAAGGTCGCGTGGGACGCTTTCTCCCTGAACTGGGGAGCGATCGAGGGCGACTGGGCCGCGGGCATGTCACGCGTTGAAAAGCAAATCGAAGCGTCGTCTGCCCGGATCAAAGGCCACGTTGCCGAGATGCATGCAGCGCTCACCGCAGCTGCGCACGGAGAGGCGCTTCCGGGCAAGCCCGCGGAAACGCACGAGCCGAAGGGCGTGAAGGATTTCGACCCCGATCTAGCCGGCGCGGGCAAGAAAGGACCGAAAACCACCATCGCCCAGAAGCTCGAAGAGGAGCTGGAAGCGAAGAAGACCGCTTGGGCGATGGAGCAGGACGCTCAGGGCACCTATCAGCAATATTCGCTGCAGTCCGAGGCTGATTTCTGGCAACAGGCACTCAAGCGGACCGATCTCAGTGCCAAGGACAAGCTGGAGATCGAGCGGAAGTATCTCGCCGCGCGGCAGGCGCTGATCAAGGAAAAGCAGCAGCAGGAGACCGATGACGCCAAGCAGAGCGAGGCTCTCGCGATCGAGGCGGCCAAGACGCAAAATGACCTCGCCCGGCTCGGCATCCAGGCCAAGCTTAATGCGATAGAGGAAGCGCGGCGGCTCGGTACGATTTCGGCCAACGAGGCGGTCCAGCAGCATCGGGACCTGAACGCGCAGCTATATCAGCTCGACGTCGATCTCGAGAACAAGGAACGTGCGATCAAGCTCAAGGGCTTGCAGGACCAACGCGCGATCCTCGGTCAGAACTCTGAATATTATCGCAAGATTGACCAGCAGATCGAGCTGCTCGAAAAGCAGCACCAAGATAAGATCACCGTGCTCAACGCGCAGGGTAATCAGAAGCGGCTTCAGGATGATCGAAAGGTTTACGAGCAGACGCATAAGTTGCAGCTCGATGCCATCCACAGCCTTAGCCAGTCCTGGAGCAGCACGCTGGGGCAGATGCTGACCCTGCAGACATCGTTCGCAAACGGCGTGAAATCGATGTGGCAGGGGCTGGTGGGAGTGATCGGCGACGCGCTCGGCCACATGATCGAGAAGTGGCTCGAAAAGCAGCTCACAGCGCTTATTCTAGGCCGTACGCAGCAGGCGGTGACCGGGGTCGCACAGGTGACCTCAAATGCCGCAGTGGCGGCCTCAGGGGCCTATGCGGCGACCGCTGTGATCCCGATCATCGGGCCAGCGCTGGCACCCGCTGCTGCTGCTACGGCGCTTGCCGGTGCCATGTCGTTCGCGCCGCTCGCATCGGCCGAGGGCGGTGACTGGCAAGTGCGTGGCGGCCTCTATAATTTGCACCCGGATGAAATGGTGCTGCCTGCACATCTCGCCCGGCCGATGCGGTCCATGATCGAAGGCGGCGCGAACGACAATACGTCCTCAACCTCTTTCGGGCGGAGTGCTGCAGCGTCAGGTTCGCGCGGCGGCGATGTCCACAACCATAACTACAATATCAAGGCCCTGGACGGTCACAGCGTCAAACGCGTCCTGATGAACAATCTGGGCCATTTCGCCACAGCATCGAAGGAAGCACGCCGCCAAGGCCACTTCGCGGGGATGCGGCGGGCCTAATGCTGCGAGCGGTAAGGGGATGGGACTGGATTCCTCAGGGGTTGTCCGGCAGCGAAAACGCACGGTTGTTGGCTGCTGACAGGTTTTACAGTTCGGCCAGCAACGGCTACTTTGGGAACTTCAACTCGGTCGGTCGATTTGGCTTTGGTGGTTGCCTCAACTGGGCCCTTGCGCCGGGAAATCTCGATGCCAACCAGATCGTAGGGCTCACGGGCTCAAGCCGCGCGACCAACACAATGGGTTGCGCGGTTTTCGTGGATCAAGCGAATAATGCCTATGATTGGGTAACATTCTTCGATGCTGTAACCGGCGCTCCCCAGTTGAGCTTCTATTTCGCTGAATATGGAGTGATCAAAGTCTATCGGGGATATCCCTACAGCGGGACGCTGCTCGTCGCATCGCAGCCGGGTTCTTTTCAGGAAGACGAATGGTTCTACTTCGAGGCGAAGGCGACTATCGATGCAACGGCTGGCGCAGTCGAATGCCGGGTGAACACAGCTACCGTCATCAGCCTGGTCGCGGCAAACACCATGGCGACCTTGAATGCCTTCGCGGACTCGTACGGCTTCGGCGTAGCGCGCGGGCCAACCTTCGGAAATGCAGCCTTCGTCAAATTCGACGACTTCTACTTCAACGACGATACCGGCTCCTACAACAACGGTTTTCTGGGCAATTGCCGCGTGATGACCCAGAAGGTCGCTGGCAATAGCACGCCGCAAGATTTCACCATCGGCGGGTCGTCTCCGGCAGCGACGGCATGGCAGTCTCTCCTGAATGCCAATCTCGACGACACCAAATACCTTTTCGACAACACTGCCGGCCATAAATCGCTGTTCACGATCGAGGCCATCATCAACGCCCCAATGGTGTTCGGCATTCAGATTTCCGGCGCCTATCGCCAGGATGACGCAACCCAGCGCACGGCGCGCAACGTGATTAAATCGGGCTCGACGACGGCCGAAGGCGGCGATCAGCTGACCAACCAGACCTACACGATGTATAAGGATATTTGGGAGATCAATCCGGCGACCAGCGTTGGGTTTACCGGTGCGGAACTCAATGCGTTGCTGATCGGGCCTAAAGAGCAGGCCTAATGAGCGAGCTTCGTGTAACCGAGATTATCTCGGAATCGTTGTCGGCCGGCTATTCCAATGTTCTCGCGCCAGTCGTCCTGAACGAGCCGCTCATCGGCGGCTACAGCACCGTGCGTGCCTCGCTCGCGATCAATGAACCTCTCATCGGCGGCTACAGCAAGATCCGAGCGTCGCTGCTGATCGTCGAGTCCCTTTTCCCCGTTCCCCCAGAGGAAATCATGGTCACAGCCATCCTGCCCGGCTTCGGCAACTCGCTGGCCGATCCGAGCATTCCGGAAGCCGCCAACCCGGCAACGGGCGCGACGCCGGGCCTCGCCTTCTCGGTCCACATGAAGCCGCGCTTCAACACGCGGGTTTCGACCTCGGTCAATTTCAAGTCGATCCGCACGCCGCTCGCTCCGAACCCGAGCTGGGAATTTGAACTGCCCTATGAGTTCCTGTCGGATCGCGATCAGGCAAACTCATCACTGCGCACGCTGATGGGCTTCTACTGCGCCCGGATGGGTAGCGCGAACCCGTTTCTCGTGAAGGTCCCGGAATTCTATCTCTCCACCGATGCGACGATCGGCACCGCCGATGGCGGCCGGCTGCAATGGGACTTCCTGCGCTGGGTCGGGAGCGAATTTTCGGAGCCGGTCGGGCAGGTCGACATCGCGAACACCATTCACGTCTATCTGACGCTCAACGAGACCGTCAGCGTGCCGGGATCTGGCCCCTATACCGTCACCGTGGCGCACGCCGCCGCCTTCGTGGAGGACAAGGGTGTAAGCATCGGCGGAACTCCGCTGACGAAGGTCGCATCCTCGCCGGCGGCCATGCAATATTCGGTCGCGGCGGGCGTCTACACATTCAACTCGGCGCAGCATGGCGCTTCGGCCGTTATCGACTATCGCTATCTAGTCGACCCGAGCGCCTATTCCGTCACGCTTCCGAACAAGATCGTCTTTGGAACCGCGCCCACGCCGGCAGGCGCCCGGATCAGCTGGGACGGGCAATATTTCTTCACGTGCTATTTCGACGAAGACATGGCGGACTTCGAGAAGTTCGCGGACAAGCTCTGGACGCTCCAGCAGTTGACCTTTCACAGCGAACTGCTTGCATGAGGCCGATCACCGCGCAGCCGGGGCACGTCGAAGCCGATGTGGTGGACGCGCTGGCGTCAAAGAACTTCGTCTATACCGATTGCTTCACGATCACGCCGCTGATCGGAAGCCCGCTCTATTACACGAACGCCGCCCGCGACGTGACCGTCGTGCCGCTGGGCGGCCTGATCCGGCAGACCTATCTTGGCGGTTCCGTACTCGTGCAGGGGCTCCGGTCGCACATCAAGATCGGGATCGAGGTCGACGAGCAGCAGCTCGTGCTCGATTATACCAACGAGCTCGACTTTCAGGCGCGGCTTCCCTGGCCGAAAGCATTGCTGCTCGGATATCTGGATGGGGCATCGATCCGGCGGGACCGCTTCATCGCCGGTGCGTGGGGCGATGATCTCTCCTATCCCTGGCTTGGCGGCATGCCGATGTTCGACGGCATAGTCGCGGGGCTCACGCAGGTCGGGCGGCAGTCGGCGACCCTCAGCGTCAAATCCGCCATCAATGTGCTCGACACCGAGATGCCGCGCGATCTCTACCGGCCGCGCTGCAAGAATGTGTGGGGCGATCTCAATTGCGGTGTCGATCAAAGCGCGTTCGCATCGATCGTCACCATTAGCTCTGGATCGCCCACCACGACCTTCCTGCCGTGGACGGGAGCCGATGCAAATTATGTCGAGGGGAAGGTCCACATCGACAATGGCGATTCGGTGACTCGGGTGCGCAAGATCCAGCGCGCCGACACGACAGGCCTGTGGTTGGTATACCCGCTCGATTTTACGCCGACGATCGGAACGACCTTCACGGCGTTCCCCGGCTGCCCGGGCACGATGACGCGCTGCCAGGATTTTCACGGCTCATCATGGCTCACCCGGTTCAAGGGGTTTCCCTACATCCCCGTGGTAGAGTCGAGCTTCTAGATGTCTGATATCGTGCAAGAATGCGCCGAGCGCGCCTCGGCGGTCGCGGAGGCGCGGACATGGGTCGGCACGCCCTATTGCCATGCTGCACGGGTGAAGGGCGCCGCAGTCGATTGCGCGCAGATCCTGGCGGGGGTGTTCGCCGGCGCCGGTCTCATTCCTGACGTCACCATCGCGCCCTATCCGCCAGATTGGCACCTGCACCGCGGTGAAGAACGCTATCTCGCGCACCTCGAATTGATGTTCGGCCGCGTCGATGATGATGAACGACCGCTCTGCGAACGCGGTGCCGATTTCCGCGCCGAGTCCGGCGACATTCTCATGTGGCGCTGGGGCAGGACCTTCTCGCACAGCGCGATCGTCACCGAATGGCCGAATGTCATTCATGCCTTCGCGAGCGAGAGGTTCGTCGTCGAGTGCGATGTTCAGGGAACGCCGATGAGAACGCACCCTATGCGCGTCTATTCCTACTGGAGCGGCAAATGAGCTTTTGCCCCAGCTGTGGCTTCAATCTGGATCGCGACGAAGTTCTCCAGCTCGACGGCTTCGTGCTCGATCCGCGCGGGATGATTGCTTTCCAAGGATCGCCGGTCCTTATGACGCATCACGAGGCGATGGCCATGCACACCGTAGCATCCGCAAACGGGCGACCGGTGAAAACAGAGACAATCTCGCAGCGGATATCTGACGGAGAAGACCCTCACTGCGCCTCGGTATTCATCCATCGTGCTCGCCGCCGTCTGCTCGCCGCGGGCGTCCCTAATCCTATCCAGACGGCTTTTCGTCGCGGATATCGTTGGAGCGTGAAGTGGGTTTCCTAGGTCTTGGCGGCCACAAGACCAAGCCTGAATATACCGGCCTCGCCACACAGACTTCGACCTCAAACATTGCGATCGCCATCGTCCTCGGCGAGAACAGGGGCTCGCCCAACATCATCTGGCAGGGCGATTTTCAAGCCCACAAGCATAGTGCCGGCGGGAAGGGAGGCGGCGGGAAGGGTGGATCGACCTACACCTATTCGGGCAGCTTCATTCAGGCGCTCGGCTGGGGCCCGATCCACGGAATAGGCATGGTCTATAAGGACAAGGAGCTAACCACGCTCGCGAAGTTGGGGTTCACCCTCTTCACCGGTACGACGCCGCAATCGCCTTGGGGCTATCTCACGACCGCTCATCCGAGCGAGGCGCTCGGCTATGCCGGCATCGCGTACCTGGCGGTTGCGAACTACGATCTCGGCAGTTCCAATGCGCTGTCGCAGCACAGCTACGAGATTCAGGGGCAGCTCTGGAACACCGCGTCTTGGACGGGCGGCAACGACGCGGACATCGGTCTCGGCATTCAAGCCTATATTTCCGATCCGACCTGGGGCGTTGGCTTCGACACGTCGTTTCTGAACACGAACAGCCTGCTTTCGACGCCCGCTGCCACAACGACCGGCGACAATGCGTTCCAGACTTATTGCCAGGCGATGGGATGGGGGTTCTCGCCGATATTGGTCGACCAGGTGGCGGCCTCCGACACCATCAAGCGCTGGTGCGACCTGTTCAATGCTGCCCCCATCTGGACGGGCTATAATCTCAAGTTCCTGCCTTATTGCACGGAGACGATCACTGCCAACGGGGTGACCTATCTGCCAAGCTTTCCGGTGGCCTACGTCATCACCGACGATGATTTCCTCGGTGACGCGAGCGCGGATCCGATCAGTTTCGATCGGGCAGATCCTGCCGATTGCAAGAACCAGTTTCAGATCACGATCTCGAACAAGGCGAACCAGTATAACGACCTCCCCGTCATGTGGGAGGATCTGGCGCTGATCGACCAATATGGCGTCAAGCCCGATAGCGGCTTCGAGGCCAAGGAGATTACCTCGGAGACGATGGCGCAGCAGATGGTTGCGCTCTATGGCCAGCGCAGCACCTATGTCCGCAATCGCTTCGCGCTGAACCTTGGCGTCAATTTCATGCGCCTCGAGCCCGGCGATATCATCCAGGCGGTCGACCCGGTGCTCGGCACGCTGACGCTCATGGTCGATGAAATCACCGAGCAGGACGACGACAGCTTCGACATCGTCGCGTTCGAATGGAACGACAGCGTCACGCTGGCACCGACCATCCCGACGCAATCGGTCGGCGGTACCAACGTCGACACCGGAGTCGCGGCAAGCGCGGTCAACACGCCGATCCTGTTCGAACCGCCGTCGACACTCGCAGGCACGCCGCAGGTCTGGGCGGCCGTCTCCGGCGGCAATGGCACCACGGCCGACCCGCTGTGGGGCGGCTGCAATGTGTGGATCTCGACGGACAATGCGACCTACACGCAGATCGGCACGATCAATGAGCCGGCGCGGATGGGCGTCACGACTGCTACGCTCGCCGCCTATGGGGGCAGCAATCCCGATGCGGGCCACACGCTATCGGCCAACTTGGCGGAAAGCGCCGGTGCCCTCATCAGCGCGAGTTCAGCGGCCGACGCCGCGGCCGGCGCGAACCTCTGCTATGTCGGCGGCGAATTCCTGTCACCGCAGACGGTCACGCCGACCAGCACATATGCGTTCAACTGCACCAATCTTTATCGCGCGCTCTATGGTTCGACAGCCGGGACGCACGCTTCGGGAACGCCGATCGCCCGGCTGGACGGCAACATCTTCAAGTACGATTTGCCCGCAGCCTATATCGGCGTCACACTCTACCTGAAGTTCCAGAGCTTCAACGTCTACGGCCTCGGTGTGCAGGATCTTTCAACCTGCACGGCTTACACGATCACCACGACCGGCGCGGGCTTCGGGACCGGCACCGCCGGCGCGCCGGCGACGCCGACTGGGCTCAGCGCGACCGCAGGTTATGCACAGGTGGCACTCAGCTGGACGGCAAATGCCGCGAACGACAATGTCACCGCCTATGAGGTTTGGCGCGCGAACGGGACGGGAGCATCGTTCGGCTCGGCGAGCAAGATCGCGACCGTCGCGGGGCTTGCATATACCGACACCGGGCTCGCGGCGACGACCGGCTACACATATTTCCTGAAGGCGGTAAACGTGGTCGGTGCGTCTAGCGCCACGAGCGGCGTGAATGCGACGACGAACAGCGTCGGCTTCGGCTCCTCGAATTGGGCGTTAAACGAACTTCCGTCTGGAACGATCAACGGCAGCAACACGTCATTTTCGATCGCCCACACGCCAACGTCGGGCATCCAGCTCTACCTAAACGGCTCCCTGCAGCAGCCAGGCTCCGGCAAGGATTACACGCTGACGGGAACGACGATCACCATGGCGGTTGCGCCCCCTAGCGGCGACATCCTGCTCGCTTCGTACCAATATTGAGAGGTCTCCGATGAAGGCTTTGCGTTTCCTACTTCCGCTGCTGGCGCTCGCCGCCGGGCCGCTTTTAGCTCAAAGCAAGCTCAATCTCGGCACGCAGGTGAAGGGGACGCTCCCGGTCGCCAACGGGGGCACCGGCGCAACCAGCCTGACCGCGCACGGCGTCGTGCTCGGCAACGGAACGTCGGCGGCAAACGTCTCCTCGGCGGGGACCAGCGGTCAACCCTTTCTGTCCGGTGGCGCGAGCGCGGATGGTGCCTATGGGGCACTTAATCTCTCCACCTCGGCTGTCACGGGCAATCTCAGTACCTCGCACTTGAACAGCGGCTCCAGCGCCTCGTCATCGACCTTCTGGCGGGGCGACGGGACGTGGGCGACGCCGCCGAGCAGCGGCGGTGGCGGCGGCAGCACCTATACCGTGCCATCGCTGGCATCATTCACATGGGTGAACCAGAGCACGTCAACGGCGCTTCAGTTGACCAGCAGCGGCCCGATTTTGATGACGACGCCCAGCACCACCTTGAACTGGCGTTTGTTGAAGATCTCCATTCCTTCGACGCCCTATAGGGTGCGTGCGTTATTGCGAGGCGTAGCCACCAGCGAAGCATCGACCACTGCCTGGACGAAAGGGCTGTTCTTTTACGACGGGACCAAGCTCGCCGGCATTGAGGCTTGCATCGGCTGTAATGGAACGGGCGGACAGCTGTTACGGGCCGAGAAGATTAATAGCGTGACCAGTGACAATAGTACTGTGACCAGCAGCGCATCTTGGGGTGCCGGCACGGCGCGCAATGAGCTATTCTGGGCTCAGATACGCGATGATGGAACGACGTTGTATTTCGATATGAGCCTGGACGGGGACAACTGGGTCAATCTGACAAGTTTCACGCGGGCATCGTTCATCACGCCGACCGATATCGGCTGGGGTGGCGCGTCGAACAATAACGGCATTTACGTAAGCCTGCTGGCTTGGACGGTCGATTCCAACGCCAACCTGAACTAGACGCCAGCGGTCGCGGCCTCAGGCTTCAAGATTGTCTCGCTTGCTTGCGATGGGCGTCTAGACTTTATCCATCCGGTAAGAGCGGCTCTGACGGGCTCATCGATATAGCGGAGCATGAGATAAGAAATTGTGGCGACCGCCAACAGCGTGCCTGCAACGCAAGACGCGTCGCCATATCCTCGCGATCTCACAAACATCACGACGGCGATCATCACCGGGTAATGGACGCAATAGATCGGATACGACATGCGCCCGAGAATGGCGCAAGCCTTCTCCATAAACTTCGGCACCTCATAGGACGCTCCGAGCCATACGATCATCGGCCCGATCGAAAGTGCGAAAATAAGGTCGCGCCCCGCGCGCCATTTGCCGGGATCATGCCAGAAACAGAAGATCAAGATCGGCCAGCCGAGCAGCGCCAGGAACCCTTTACCAGGTGCCGGCGTGCTGCATGATCTCGCAATCAATTGGCCTATGATGAAGGCATAGAGCGTCCGGAAGGCTCCGAAGTAACCGAAGTGCCAAGCCGGTCCCAGGTTCAACGTCCCGGCGATCACCGTGCCGATGGCGACGAACAATGCCGATGCGATAGCCGCTACAAATAGGATCTTGTCGCGGCTCCGGAAGAGCACGAGACAGAACACCAGGCTCGCGCCGATCTCGAACAGAAGTGACCAGGAGGGGGCGTTGAGCGGAAACAGATCGCGTCCGGAAGGAAGTGCCGGGAGCATCAAGATGGCCATACCGGAGGCATCAGCCAGTTGGCCGGATGACAGAACATGAGGAATCCACGGCGGAAGTAAGATCATCGTCTGCACCAAGCCGAGAATCGCTCCGATAAGGTACATCGGGTAGAGACGGATAAGACGCGTCTGCAGGAATTTGATAGTGCCGAGACCCGCTCTAAGGCTTTCCTCGTACGATCTGGTCAAGACGAAACCGCTGAGACCAAAGAAGAAATCTACGGCCAAATATCCAGAATTGACTGCGTTGATGTCGAAGCTTCGCAGATGGAAGAGAACGACAGCGATCGCTCCCAGGCCGCGTAAGCCGTCTAGACCATGATTTCTGTCGTTCATGTTGTTGATGACTTACCCATAACTCCCTCAGTGACAAGGGCGCTGTAAGCTTAACGCGCCCCAAAACAGAACACAGTCCCAGCATCTGTTTGAACAGCCAAGGACCCAAAAAGATGACCCTTCAATACGGCACGACGCTGCGCAACGCCCGGCAGGATCAGAATGAAACCACGATCGGCACCGCCCCCGTCATCCAGTTCCGCACCGGTGCGCCGCCAGCCAATTGCGGATCGGCCGATAGCGGCACGCTCATCGGTTCGATGACGCTTCCTTCCGACTGGATGGCCAATGCGTCCGGCGGTAGCAAATCCAAATCCGGTACATGGTCGATGACCACCTCCGCCGCCGGTCGCATCGCTCACGCGCGGCTCAAGGACAGCGGCCTGACCACCTGTCATATGCAATGGATCGTCGCCATGCCGTGGCAGGCTAGCTATGCCTATTCGACCGGCGACTATGTCACCAATGATAGCGGCAAGCTCTATAAGGCAACCGCTGGCGGCACGTCGGCCAGTTCAGGCGGTCCGACCGGTACTGGAGCCAGTATCACGGACAATGGTGTCACCTGGGCCTATCAGCAGGCCGCCGCGGACATGACGATCGACAATGCCGTCGTCGTGTCTGGACAGACGGTCAACGTCAGCACCTTCCAAACCACTGACGGTAATCCATAGGCGCCCGGGAGACGTAGATGGCTGATATCAAGCAAAAATTCGGTACGAACAATCAGGCGCTGACGATCACGCTGGCGTCACTAGCCAGTGCCGCGATGCGCGAATGCACGGCCGTCGACAATACGACCGACCTGTTCATGGACGTGAAGGTAGCCGTTAAGGTGAAAACAGGCGCGAGCGGCGTCTCGTCGACGGGCTCGATCAATATCTATGCCTATGCGTCGGTGGACGGCGGCACGTCCTACACCTCGAGCGCGACCGGATCGGACGCCGTCTATTCGGGCAGACAATCGAACCTGATTTATCTCGGCTCGCTCGACGCGGTGAACAATGCCGTCACCTATTCGAGCACGTTCAGCCTGTCGCGGATTTTCGGCTATGGCGGCATTCCGGCGAAGTGGGGCATCATCATCGAAAATCTGAGCGGCGCCGCGCTTGATGCCACTGGCGGAAACCACAGCGTCACCTATCAGGGCGTGCTGGCACAGGCCGTCTGACCGATGGCGCGGGGGTTTTCCACCACGCTTGGTGTCGGCACGACGGATGTTGTGACGACGGGAACGTGTCCGGCCGCGAACATTCGAACATACTCAATCTGGTACAATGGGCGTGTCCTCACGGGATCCCCGCGCCTCTGGTACGACGCCAACCAGATGCTGCAGTTCAACGTGTCACCGTTTCAACTGCTCTTCACGCGAGGATTTTCCACCACCAGCGGGGTTTGGCTCATCACGGGCGGATCGCAGGCGACGACTGGCGTCTGGAATCATTTCGTCATCAGCTTCGACAACAGCAGCACCGCAGATCCGGTGGCGTGGATCAATGGCCAGTCCGCAACTGTCGCGGTGAGCACTGCGCCGGTGGGTACGCCAAACGCGATTGCGACCAGCCACGTTATTGGCAATCGCACGGCGCAGGATCGCGTGTTCGATGGCCTGCTCGGTGACTTCGCGCTCTGGAATGGAGTGGCACTCACTCAGGCGCAAGTGCTCGCTCTGTACAAGGGCGCCCGGCCGGACAAGATCGCGCGCGGGGCGCTGGCTGAATGGATCGACCTGCAGAGCGGGCGGCCGGTGTCGCGCGCCGGCAGGACGCCACCCAGCCTTGTCGGGACTAAGATCAGGCCGGACAGTTCGCGCTATATTTGGCCCATAGAGTCGAACGCGCCGTTCGGCGGCTTCCTATTGCCCGTCACGGCCACCTTCAACGTGACGGAGTTAACTGACGGCATTTCCGCCAGTGCCTCCGCCACGGTGGCGGCAAGCAGTGCTGTGACTGAGGCTGCTGACGGACTAAGCGCCGCCGCGGCCGCCGCCATAGCGGCAGCAGCATCGCTCACGGAAAGTCCTGATACCATCGTGGCCTCGGCGTCCGCTCAAATCGCCGCCGCATTGGCTTTGATCGAGGCACCGGACAGCGTCACGGCGAGCGCGACAGTCGCGATATCGGCACTGCTGAATATGGCCGAAAGTCCGGACGCGGTTGCCGGATCGGCGAGCGCTGCAATCGTGGCAAACGCCGCTATGAGCGAAGCGCTCGATATCATCGCCGCCGCCGCGGCATCCGGCGTCACGGCATCGGCAGCTTTGGTTGAAGCGGCGGACACGCTCATCGGTGCCATTCGGGACCTCGCAGATCTGATCATTCCCGCCGGCCACCTTGTCAAGCCAGCAGCCCGCGTCCGCCTGGTCACCCCTGAAGCTCGTGGCCGCGTCGTGAAGCCCGGTGCCCGTATCCGCTATGTGAGGCCGAAATGATCTATAAGTGGGATTACAAATATTCTGAGGAAGGCGACTTCTTCTATCATGATTGGGTGGACATGCTGGGCGGCGACACGATGCTCGGCGAGCCGACGCCCACCGCGCTCGATTGCCCCGGCCTCACATTTGGCTCGGTCGTCACCACCGGAACGATTACCAAGATCTTCATCAGCGGCGGCACGCCGACCCCGCTCGCGAGGGTCAAGTTAAGTGTGAACACTGCTGCCGGACGGCTGCCGCTCGTCTCTGTCATCGGCCTGCCGGTCCTGCCGGCCTGACCGAAAATAAAATTCACCAAGTTCTAAAAGGGGATAGACTTGATGAGCGTGCCATCCCAAGGTCGCAGCATAGACGAAATGAGCAAGTGGCTGGGCAAGATCGAAGGTGTCGTCGAGGGACTGGAGAAATACGTCCATGAGTTTCGCCACGATGAGCGCAACCGACGGCAGGCGGACCAGACATTCCAGGATAAGGTTATCGCCCGGCTTGACAAGATGCGGGACGATATCGAGGAAATGCGAGCGAAGGATGCCGCGGCGCTCGCGGCTGTCCGCCTCGCCGACCGTGAAGAATTCGAAGGCCTCCGCTCCGACGTCGAGGAACTTAAGCGGGCAAATGACAAGCGCGAGGGCGTTTGGGGCGCGCTCGACTGGCTGATCAATAGCCCACTTATCGGATGGCTGGCAGCTGCCGCCGCAATCTTCTGGGGCATGCTGAAAACCAAGCACTGAATCCCGCGCCACATCGGCGCCAACTTCAACAGGGAAAATCGAAATGCAACCATCAGCGGACATTGTCGCCGCCGCGCAGGCGTGCGAGCGCAAATGGAAGATCCCGGCGTCTGTGAGCCTTGCCCAATGGGCGCTCGAGAGCGGCTGGGGCAAGCACGATCTGGGGTGTTTCAACTATTTCGGAATGAAGTCGCCATGCGGTGCCGACGGCATTCCGCTGACGCCATTCGTGATGATGCGGACCCGCGAGCAGGATCGCTTCGGCCACGATTATTACATCCAGGCGCCGTTTCGAAAGTTCGCCTCGGCCGAGGAGGCGTTCGACGAGCACGGCAAGCTGCTCGCGACGAAGCACGCCTATGCCGCGGCCTTCGCCAAGCTCCCCGACGTTGAGGCATTCATCGACACCATGGCGCCGGTCTACGCGACCGACAAGGGCTACGCGAAGGCGCTGCGCGCGGTGATCCACGGATCGAACCTGCATCAATATGACGGGGGACACGGATGAACTGGAATATTCTTCGCAACGTCGCGGGCGAGTTCGAACTCGGCCGCGTGTACCTCGGCCTCGGCGGCATCCTGGCCATGGTCTCGCCGATCGGGTTCGAGGGCTGGGACATGTGGAAGAACGGCGCACACTTCGACGTGACGGCCTGGTGCGTCGCCTATCCCGGCGGCTTGGCTGCGCTCGCCGCGCTCGGTCTCTTCTCGATCGGGCGCAAGGAAAAGGACATCGCGCAGGCGCGGGTCACGACGCAGGGGGCGAACCCATGAGCAGCCCGTTCGGCCGCAAACTGAGCGCAGCCGAAGCAGAGGCTTACCTCGGCGGCGATGCGATGAATCTGGTGCGACAGCAGCTCATGCTGGTGATGCTCGATCGTCTTGGTGGGGAGCTGACCATTCCAGTTTCTGAGGTCGATGCAACAGGCCGCTTCACGATGACAATGAATGTCGATCAAGCCGCCAAAACCTTCACGTTGAAGCTCGGGAGAACGCAATGACCATCTGCGTGACATTCCTTGATCGCGAGGAATATCGCCAGCGCAGCGATGCCCGCATCGAAGCCCACCGTGCGTGGTGCGCCGCGCATCCTGAGATCGATATATCGAAGGGCTGGCCGCCGGAGCTGCGGGCCATGAATGAGAGCTTCATTGGGCCTGGCATGATGTGGGAATGTCCGTGGTTTTTCGATCCTCACGACCCTGACCACCAGGAAAGGCGCGAGTATTATCTTTCGCAACCTGACAGTTTTTTCGAGCCAGCCAATAACAGCAGTCGGGGTGTCTTGTCGCTCTACTATTGGCGGCAATGGTCGCACATCCGGCCGCCATACAATGTGCTGTGCCCGAACGGCGATAGTTGGATGCCTGATCAGGTGTCGAGCAACGGCATCGGCTGGCAGGTGACCGGCGAGCCGCCATTGATCACGGCGGCGCCCAGCATACAAACTGGCCGCTACCACGGATTTCTTCAAAATGGTCGGTTCACGCCGGACTGTGAGCGACCGCACGCGCCAAACGGCGTGCGCCATGACGGATCGCCGGCATGACCGATTGGCAGCCTCTTTCGCCGATCCTGCGCAAAGACGGGATCAACGATGATCTCCTCTATTTCATGTGCCCTGGCTGCGGTACGGAGCACGTGATCCGCTATGGGGGCCACGACACATGGTCATGGAACGGGAATGTGCTCAAGCCCACGTTCCTGCCATCGGTCAAGGTCACCTATAACGGCCCTGATGCGGACACGGGGGGCAGGCCGGCCGCCATCTGTCATTCGTTCGTGACCGACGGCCGAATTCAGTTTCTCGCCGACAGCACCCATGCGCTCGCCGGCCAGACCGTCGATCTTCCGGAATTTCCGGCATGATCCCCGGTGCGATCATCACCTTCGCGCTCGACGCGCTCAAGTTCGTCGGCCGTAACTGGAAATGGTTTGGCCTGGCCGCGCTGTTGATGCTCGTGAAATGTGAGCATGACGGCAAGCTCCACTGGAAGGCCAAGGCGGCCCAACGGGAAGCTGAACTCAAGACCTTCGCTGACCGTGTGGACGCGGCGACCGCGAAGTTCCGCGCCGCCGGGCTGGAGCGCCTCGTGCACGTCCAGCAAGCCCAGATCGACACATTGCAAAAGGACCGGGACGATGCGCTCTCTCTTGCTGCTCAGCGCCTTGCTGAGTTTAACCGCGTGCGGCAAAACACTGCCGACGCCAGTGGCGGACGGCTTGAGCCCGTGTCCGCCATTCCCGAAGCGGCCGGCGGATTTGTCGCCGATTCCGCCCATCCGGGATTTTATTCGATACTTGCCTCAGACGCCATCACGCTGATGCAGAACTGCCAGGGCTGGGCCGACGCCTATGACAGCCTGGCGCACGCGTGGGACCATCAGGCGGCGATCACGGTCGACCTGCCGCCCGCCAAGCCAATTTCTCCGAACCCGTAAAAGGAACCTTACATGCGCAGACTGTTCACGGGGCTGCTCAGCCTCGCGCTATCGCTTGTCTTCATGACGATGGCCATTCCCGCACACGCCACGCTCGCAGACGCGCAGTGGGTATGCACGCACCAGAGCACGCATACCGCGGCACAGATCGCCTGGGCCGAGACTCTGGTGCCGGGCTGTGTCGTCACGCCGACGCCTGCTCCGGCTCCCACGCCAGTACCGCCAGCGCCACCCGGGGGCATGAAGGTCACGAGTTCGACCGGGCTGCTGACCGGGCTGATGAACGCGAAGGGCGGCGAGACCTTCTTGCTCGCGCCCGGCGGCTACAGCCTCAAGCTGTCGGGCAAGAGCTTCGCCACGCCCGTCACGATCACCTCGGCCGATCCGGCCAACCGCGTGCAGATCAATTATATGAAGCTGGCCAGCGTCGCCGGCATCACTTTCCGGAAGATTGATTTCGCGCGCGGCGCGGTGCCGGCTGGGACGGATGTCAACTCGCAGACGATCGCGATGGGCGTTGGATCGAGCAACCTCAGCTTCGACCAGGTCTATGTCCACGGCTCACTTGACGGCAATGCCCGCAACGACGCGGTCGGTATGATCTTCAACGGCGGCAGCAATATCGCCGTCACCAACAGCCGCTTCCAGCAGCTCGGCCGTGCTGCGCAGTTTTTCGGCATTAGCGCCGTGACGGTGGCGAAGAACGACGTGCGCGAGATCCGCTCGGACGGCTTCGATTTTTCCGCCGTCTCCAATGCGCTGATCGACGGGAATTTCTTCACCAACTTTCAGCGCGTCGCAACCGATCACCCCGACGCCGTCCAATTTCAGACGGCGGGCAGCAGCCGATCGTCTGCTGATATCGTGATCCGCAACAATGTGCTGCTACCAGGCAGCGGTAACGGCACGCAGGGCATCTTCATGCGCGATGAAGTGGGCACGCTACCTTACAAACGCGTGACGATCGCCAATAATCTGCTGGTCGGGAACGGCATGGAAAACGGGATCACAATTAGCAATGGTGCCGATATCACCATCACCGGCAACAGCGTGCTGTCGCCGATCGATGGCGATGTGTTCTGGATCAGGCTCGGGCCGATCGCTGGCAAGAAGCTGGTCAGCGGCAACATCGCCATGCGCGGCGGCCAGAAGACGCCAACGGACCTTTTCAACGCGGCCCAGCTCTCGCAGCTCACGCTGGTCAACGTCGCGAAGATCTCGGCCGCAGCGCTAGTGGTTCCCGCCTGGGGTTATCAGCCGGTACAGTGAAGTCAGGGGCGAACGAAAACGCGGTGCCGGTGCTGTTCGCTGTCGGCTAGTACCCTTATGCAGAGACGCTTTTCTTGCGCCGCCCGGAAATCGAACCGTCAACCTTCCATTTCTTACGATAATGTGCGGCGCCGGTGCCTGCCACGGCCAACCGTGCCCGCGCAGCTTCAGCCAGAAAACCTGAGCGATTCCCTGTTATCCGGTCGATCGCGGCGAGCAAACCTTCGTCGAGCGTGATATTTACACGGATTGCACGGCCGGGACGCTCGGCGCGGACGAGTATGCGAGCAATCTCATCCACCTCGGGATCATGCTCGATGGCATCCAGCTCCGAAGGAGCTGCGATCTGATCGCCATGCTCCACTGACACGAGCAAATGGCCATCAAGGGCCTGTTCAGCATTGCGTGCAGCTTCCTGTAGGGTTGCGCCAGCAGAGGTGCAGCCCGGAAGATCGGGGAAGAATACGCTGTAACCGTCGGCGGCACGCTCGACGATCGCAGGATAGAACACGGTGGCCATTACTAGCTCCTTAGTCGTTACATTGGGGCGGGCTCTTATCTGAGCCTCACCCCGCTTTGTTTCTCGATACTTTTCAGGGTCCCTATCGCCATGTCCGCCTTTGGATGCGGGACGGTGACGGTGCCGGGCTTCGTGGGGTGGCGATATTGCTTATGGCTGCCGGATTGACGAACCTCGAACCATCCGTCTTTTTCGATCTTTTTGATGACTTCGCTGCTACGCATTCCATTCGCTCCCTCTGTGTGTATGATATACACACTTTATGCCGATGGTGCAAGGAAAAAAGTACACACTACATACACATTTATGTGAACACCACTCGCGGGCTGATCAGGCCAAGCGGGGGTGCCGGGTTGCCGCCCGGACACCGACGGCTGAAGACCGTCACTAGCGGCCGGCCGTGCCGCATCGCCCCGCACCCGTGCACCGGGCGCGGCCTTCTGGAACGTAAACAATCATGGAGTCGAGAAATCTGTTTGACGAGCTGGTGCGCCCGGTCGCGCCGGCAGCGGGTTATATTGGTGGCAAGCGGCGACTGGCGCGCGCCATCACGCGCGCGATCGATCGCTGTCCGCACGATCTCTACGCGGAAGTGTTCGTGGGCATGGGCGGTATCTTTCTTCGCCGCGGCCGCAAGCCACGCGTGGAAGTGATCAACGACTGGTCCGAGGACGTTTCCACCTTCTTCCGCATCCTCCAGCGGCATTATGTCGCGTTCCTGGACATGCTGCGGTTTCAGCTGACGACGCGCGCCGGTTTCGAGCGCCTCCTTCGCGTCGATCCCTCCACCCAAACCGATTTGGAGCGCGCCGCGCGCTTCCTCTATCTCCAGCGCCTCGCCTTCGGCGGCAAGGTGGCCGGCCGCAACTTCGGCGTCGATCCCGGATCGCCCGGCTCATTCGACGTCACCAAATTGGGGCCGCTCCTCGAGGCGATCCACGAGCGGCTCGCGGCCGTGACAATCGAGCGCTTGCCTTGGTCTGACTTCCTGTCCCGCTATGATCGCGACGAAGCGTTGTTCTATCTCGATCCGCCCTATTGGGGCAGCGAGGGTGATTATGGCGCTGATCTGTTCGATCGGACGCAGTTCAAGGCTATGGCCGAGCAGCTGGGCACGATTGCCGGCAGATTCCTGCTGAGCATCAATGATGTTCCCGAGATCCGCGCGATCTTCGCGGGCTTCTCGATGATAGAGCGGGGTTTGCTCTATACCATCGGTGGCGGCGGTAATGAGGTCGATGCCAAGGAACTGGTGATCAGCAACCTCGATCAGGCGCGCCTGGAGCAAATCTTCGCCTAGAGGATCCTCTTCCCGATCAGGCGCACCAGATCGCGAAGATCGAAAGCGCCCTCGATCGAGACGCGTGATAGCTCGTCGGCGGCCACGGACAGGCCGCGCGCACGGAGATGAGCGATCGCGGCGCGGCAAACATCGTCCAGTTTCTCACGCTTCATATCGATCGACATCCAGCGTTCCTCTTGCGCCCACGTGCTGAGGGGGTTGACCCATGTGCCGGTCGACCATCCGAAGACGTTCCAGCCGTCACATCCCGGCGTGAGGCGGCAGCGCGTGCGTTTGTCGAGCAGCCGGTAATCTCGGCCGAGCTTGGCCGTGAGGGCCGGAACGTCGAGAGTTTTGAACTGGCGACATTTTCGGCAACGCACCTGGATGTAGAATTCCGGGCGCTCGGCCATCATGTCGGCCATCGATCCGAGCGTCATCACCCATGAGGGCGTGATCCCTTCGTTCTTTCGCACACCCATGCGAACAGAAAGAGAACATCGACTCGCATCGAGTCAATCGTCCGGGCCCCTGTCAGGCTGCAGTTGAGGCAGATTAGGCGCCCTCCGTCGGCGCGCGCCAGCGAAACAATTGCGCAAAATTCATGGGATCGCGAGCCACGAAGAAGGCCGCAATGGGCTTGCGATCGCGGTAAAGGACCGTGGCATGCTCGCTTGCTTCGACTAAGAGCGACATCGGGTTGGTATGCATCTCGACGGCGCAGATAGCATCGAACCATGCTCGCCCGACGTTGCCAGCGGCGTCAGGCGAGCCGGATGCGTCGATCGAACGATAGGGCTGTCGCCAGTCGGAGAAGATGAGCGCCACCCTGCGGTCAATCTCGGTTACGGCTTCATATGCTTTCACGGTTGCACGCATAGCGTCTTGGGCGATTTTCAGCGCGCGAGCTGGGTCGCGCTCGATCTCTCTCTCGCTCAGCGGAGATAAGGCGGCTCTTCCGACGCGCCGAAGCCCGGCTTTGGTCGGCTTCACGATCTCATCCCCTCGAACATGCGTAGCTGCCAGGTCTCGCCCCACTTCTCCTTGGCGTCGGCGCCGCGGCAGGCCTCACAATCGCAGCGATTCGCGTCGAGCGGATTGGCGGGGTCCCAGACGGCCCAAGCGTTGCGTCGATCGGCGCGGCTGTGGCGCACGGGCATGAAGTTCCGGCCAGCGACATAACACTTCGCCGATTTATCGTAATCGACGTGCGGGTTTGCCTGCAGATAGGCCTGAATGTCTCCGGAAGCGACAGGGGCCGAGACCTGAAAATAGGTGATGATCTCCGCGCGGTTCACCCGGCGATGGCGGACGAGCCGATCCTCGATGAAGTCGAGACGGCGATCGGCAAACCAGTTCATGCCAGCCAGCCTCGGACGATCACGAGCAAAAGCGGCCCGGCCATAAGCAGTCCGCGAATCTCATTCGCCACGATAAGCCACAGCAGCCATCGGCGGGATCGAGCGCTCGTCCTCATTTCGCCGGCACCCATTTCATGATGCCGCGCGGCGTCACGATCTTCACGCGCCTTTCATCGGACGTTCGCGCGATGATCGGACATTGGATCGTGACGGTTGGCAGCGGCGCTGCCCAGATCTCGGTCTGCTCGAATTTGAGCTCGACCGGATAGCTGTCGAAGTGCTTTCGGGTCGGATGTTCCTCGGCCATTACGCGCAGCTGCTCGGCCGTCCAGGGCGATCCCTCGACCGGCGTTCCTTCCCAAATGTTGAACTTGGATGGAGTGATTCTCCGGACCGGCAGAAACGCTCTCATGACGCCCGGCCGGGCAGGAGCGGGGACGAAAAGCGTGCGGTAAAGTTGCGGTAAAAAGCCCGCAAATATATGGTTTGTTCTCTCGCCGTTCCGGCGCGCGTTCTAACGAAATCGACGCTTTTCTGCGCTTTTGAACTGCCAGCCTTGTATTGACATCGCAGGGGTCGCAAGTTCAATCCTTGCCGCGCCCACCATTTAACATCATGATTTCCTTGCACGTTTTGCTCCCATGATGCTGCGGACATTGCTGCCCTCTGCGGTAAAGCTGC